GCTTCGTCCAGGCGCAGAACACGACCGTGTTGCTGGCCTCGGATGCGCTGGGCTTGCTGTCGCTTTTCCTCGGGCCGCAGTGGGGGTTGTTCAACAATGCCGGGCAGTCACCGTTCAATCTGATCCCCGGATTCGCAGGCGCTTTCACGAACGGTCTGGTGCGCCTCATCGGCGGTGGCGGGCAGTCGATCGGGTCGCTCGACTTCCGGAATGATAACCGCATCTCATCGGCGCCACAGGAGCGGGGAGCATTCCTCTCCTATAACAAAGTCAACACGCCATTCAACGGACGCGTGACCTACATTGTTAGCGGCGTGGCGGGGATGCGTAGCGCGTTCCTCGCGGTGTGCGACGATCAGATCAAGGGCCTGGAATTGCTCACGCTCTCCATGCCTGAGTTCACTTGGCCGTCATGCAACGTGGTTCATTACGATTTGCGCCGCGACGCCAAATCCGTGAGCATGATATCGGTGGACATCTGGGTTGAGGAAGTGCGCGAGACAGGGACGGCTCAGTTTACGAACACGCAAACGCCGACGGGTGCGGATCAGGTCAATGGCGGGACGGTGCAACCGGCGACGCCAACTCCAGTCCAGCAAAATGCCGCTCTGCCATCAGGGTTTGGAGCGGGCTGATGCTGATCGTTCCTCTCCAGCCCGTCCCGCGCCAACTGGTCAACATCACCCTGGCGGATCAGGCGTGCCAGATCGTAGTGGCGCAGAAATCGACGGGCATATTCCTCGACCTCTACGTCAACGATGCGCTCGTGATCGGCGGCGTGATCTGCGAAAACCTCAACGTCATCGTGCGATCCCTGTATCTCGGCTTCATCGGCGATCTGGCGTTTTTCGACATCGGCGGCAAGTCTGATCCGTTCTACTCGCTGATCGGCACGCGGTTTTTCCTCGGATACTTCACGCCCGCCGAAGTTCCTTTCGTGGAGGAAATCACCGGAGAGATCACTGATCGAAACGGCATCGCGCTTGAAAACGGGCTTGGCTTCTGGGAACAAGAAAATGGCTCCGGCCTTTGGTTGTGGGGATAGACGATGCCCGACGTTAAAATCAGCAATGCGACGCCGACTGCCTACGCAAGCGAGCTTCTCATCCCCGTGGCGCAACCGGGCAGCACGCGAGCGTTCAATATCAGCGCCTCGGACTTGGCGACGGCAGCGCGCGGCGCAACCGGGGCAGTGGGTGCCACCGGCTCGACCGGAGCCACGGGCGCTGTAGGCCAGATGGGGGCCGCCGGGGCGATTGGACAGACTGGCGCCACTGGAAGCACAGGGGCAACAGGACCGACCGGCGCGACCGGGCAGACGGGAGCTACGGGCCCGACCGGAAGCACAGGGGCGACGGGTGCCACCGGCTCCGGTGCTTATACCGTTGGCGTTTTCGTTCCTGGCACACTGACTGCTTCCCAACTCATGCTCCTTCACGAATTCCCCGCCGCCGTGACCTTCCCGGCCAATTTCGGCACGACCACGAGTGGCGGCACATCTCAGGCCGGAAGTAACGTCAATTCGACCGGTACGGTGACGTGTCTGATCAGTCAATGTCCCGCAGCATCGGATCCAACCACGGGTGGGAATTTCACCAATGTTGGAACCGTCACGTTCTCGGCCGGGCACGCGGGCGCGATTACCAGCACCGGAGGCTCGACCGTGGCGTGCGCAGCCGGTGACTTCCTGAAAATCCTCGCGCCTGGAACGGCGGATGCGACTCTGGCGAATGTGTTCATGTCGCTTGTGGCGAACCGTTAATGGCCGTCACTCTTCCTACCGTTTGGTATGCCAATTACGGTAACGGTTCCTCGACCGGTTATTTTGCTGTTCCGGTATGGGCTACGGTCACGGCCTACACGGTCGGCGCTATTAGGCGAGCGACATCCCCTACGGCGGCAAACGAACGCACGTTCATTTGCATTGTCGCGGGAACATCGCTCGCCTCCGAACCAACCTGGGTCAACACGGCTGGGGCAAAGACCGTCGAGGCGGCTGGCCCAACCTGGATGGAATGCACAGGGCAACCGGCGCTTAACGCTGATCTGACCAATACGCCGCTGTCCTCGGCGAACCGATCTGGTGCGCAGGTGCTTGGCAACCTAATCCAGAACAACGCCGGGACATTTTACTTCATTTGCACGACGGCTGGCACGACAGGTGCTGGCGAACCAAGTTACACGCTGACCGCTGGAGTGACGACGGCCGACAACACTTGCACCTGGACGTGCCTCGGCGCGGTTGGGTCATTCACGACGGCATGGGGGGCGCCATTCTCCCGTCTTGGCAACGCTCTGGCCACCGGTCTCGCGCGTGTCCCGGCAGGGGGGTACTTGCTTGTTTCGTCCGCTCACGCGGAAACCGTGGCGGCTAGCACGACGCTTACCAACGGCACCGCCAATGGCGCTCAAACGCAGGTGGTCTGCATCGCGAATGGCGGCAGCATTCCACCGACAAGCGCAACCACGGGCGCGACCTATACAGTCACGGGCGCGAACGGCATCACCCTGTCGGGCACCAACATCGAGTTCAATGGCGTCGCGTTCACTAGCGGCACAGCTAACCCTGCTTTCACTATAGCCAGCACCGCGGGTGGATTTGTCCGTTTACGTAACTGCTCAGTAAGCTGTCCCTCTACCGCGGGGCGGATCATAATTGGTCCCGGAGCGGTCGAGTGGATCAACACCCCGGTTGCGTTCGGTAACAACGCAGGCAGTCAGGGTTTCGGTGTATCTGGGAATTTTACCTGGCGTGATACTCCGAGCGCGCTATCTACGACGACCGCATGGCCTACAAACCTGTTTGGCGCGGGGGGTTCAGGCAACGGTGTAGTATTATGTGAAGGGGTTGATCTGAGTGCTTTCGCCGGAACTAACGTAATCCCCGCCGTGACTACCTACGTTCAGCGTGCCGTTTTTAGTCATTGTAAGATGCCAACTATTACACTTATTAGCTCGGTGTCCCCGTCCATCAACGGATACGTGGTCGATCTAATCAACTCCGATACGGGCGGCAATACTTACAATTCGCAGCGTCTTGGTCTCGATTGCGCGCAGCAGGTATCCACCACGGCTGTTATGACAGGCGGCGCGAGCGACGGCAAGACGCCGTTTAGTTGGGCGTTCACAGCAGCGGGTACGCGCAATTTAAGCTGGTCCAATTCGTTTGAGGCCATGCCAATCGTTGTCTGGAACGCCACGACTGGCGCGAACGTGACGATCACACTGGAGGGCGCGTACGTCGGCACGGCTCTGCCATATAATGACGACTTCTGGTTCGACGTTCTTTACTTCGGCACCGCCAGCAGCACGCTTAGCACGCGTGGCACTTGTACCAAGGCCACGGCGCTTACCACGAACACACAGTGGAGCGCGTCGTCTCAATTGTGGGGTGGGTCTGCTCCCGCGCGACAAAATACAACGGCCTATGTGCGCGGCGATTTGATCGGTGTTTCCTCGGCCAGTGGCATTGTCAGGCTGTTTGTCTGCACCACGGCCGGAACTTCGAACGGCAGCCTACCAGCAGGATATGCAAGCGCGGTGGACGGCGGCACGGTTACAGACAATACCGCTACGTTTACGGCGGTTGAGCGGTTCACGATGACGCTGACACTGAGCGCGCCGCAACCGCAGGCGGCGGGTTACTTCTATATTTACGTTAAAATCGCCAACAACGGCAACGGTGCCGGGAATTACCAGACCATGTTCGTCGATCCGAAGCCGGTGTTAAGCTGATGGCCCACTCCTCATTTTTAGCAGGTCCGAAAATGGTTGTCGCAACGAATCCGAACTGGAGTTTTCTGTCCGGGGTTTATGTAGGATTGATGGCGGGGGTCGGCCTCGGATCGTTCGCGGCTACTGTGGCTTATTGTTGGTTCTGGGGGCACATTGAGATCGTAGTGAAGGCGGCTAACTGATGATAACCCGCGATGAATTTATCAGCGCATATCTAACCAGAACCAATCTGGAGAGAGGTGCCAGACGAGCAAAGCGATTCGAGAATGGCATTGTTCTTGGGGCGCATCGCCGATGGGCCGTGCTTTGCGCCTGTGGAGAGCCTAACTGCGAAGGATGGGCGATGATCAGTGACGAGGGTCTTGACCATCACTTTCAGTTCAACGCACCGAAGGGAGCCATATGGCCTGAAGGTGCCATTGAGGCGAATGCGGCCGCATGGACTGAGGTTTAGATGGCACCGTTCCAGGCCCCTGTCGCTTCGTTTCCATTCACGGCTTCTACCAGTCAGACCTCCCCTCGTCAGGCGCCAACGTCTGGGAGCGCGATGGTCAGCGAAACATCATCAACGACACCTGTGCAACCACAAGTGTTCGTCGCTACATGAGCGCTTCTCAATCCCAGGTCACCGGCACGTCATGGACCAAGAAGTCGCTCACGATCACGTTGTCGCTCGGCAAGGGCACGTTCGGAACGACTGGCGCGAACACGGTAAAACTCGAAAATCTCCGGATGATCGTTTCGGTTGAGAAGAAGGGATTCCCATCGCTCGATCGGGCCGAGGCGCGAGTCTATGGCCTGACGCCAGATGTCATGAACTCCGTATCGACGCTCGGCATTCCCCTGACCATGTGGCGTCCCGGCAATGCGATGCTCATCGAGGCAGGCGACGAAGGCGGCGCGATGTATACGGTCTACAACGGCTATCTGCATCAGGCGTTTCAGGACTTCTCCGAGGTTCCCGAAACGAGCATGATCTTTGTCGGTTGGGGCGGACAGGCGCAGGCGATCACGCCAACGAACGCGGTCAGTTACTCTGGGGCCACCGATGCGGCGACAGTCGCCAAGGCCATCGCGGACAGCGCCGGGTGGACGTTCGAAAACAACGGTGTGAACGTGCAACTCAGTAACCCATATTTCTGGGGCACACCTCTGCAACAGGCGCACGACCTCGCACGGGCGGCGGGGATCGAGGTCTATTTGGACACTGGAAACAATCCGCTGAAGCTGGCGATCTGGCCGCGAAACGCAACACGATCCGGCCCTAAGCCACTAATCAGCACGCGATCTGGGCTTACCCGATATCCAAAATTCCAAAGCAATGGCATGTTGTTTCAATGTCTGTTCAATCCGTCGATCCGGCTCGGTGGTCAGATTGTCATGGAAAGCAGCGTCGGCAACACGACAGGCAAAATAGAGATCGGTTCCATCGGCTCATCCGCGTCACCGCAGACCGTCCAGGGCGGCCCAAATGGTGACTGGTATGTCATTTCGCCGCTGGTCTATGACCTCTCCAGTCAATTGCCCAGCGGCCCGTGGTTCTGCGAGGTGATGTGCGCCCGCACGAACATCCTGGCGTCGCAGGCATGAGCGCCAGCACCAACAGCACCAAGGCGGGCCAACTTCCGACCACGGGAGGCTACGCTGGCCTCCAGCGGTTTCAGGAACTCACAAACACGTTCGCCGCGCTCGACGGCCTTGTGCGCCAGGTCATGGACGGCATGGCTCATTGCGGCCCAGTGGAGGTTGTCGCGGTGCATGGCGGGGGCCCGTCCGGCGCTCCGACCGTGGACGTGCGCCCGATGGTCAATCAGGTGGATGGCCTGGCACAGAATACGCCGCACGGCATCGTCCATGGGCTACCGACGTTCCGCCTCCAGGCGGGGAACGCGGCCATCATCATTGACCCGATCGTCGGCGACAAAGGCATCGCGATCATCTGCGATCGGGACATCTCGACGGTCAAAGCGACCAAGGCGCAGTCCGGTCCCGGCTCGTTCCGATCGAACTCATGGGCCGATGGCTGCTACATGGGCGAATTCTTCGCGGGGAGCGCGTCGCAGTATGTCCAGATCACGCAATCGGGCATCAACATCGTGACCGGTGGCGCGATCAATATCACCTCTGCCAGTCTGACCCATAACGGCGTAAACATCGGCTCGACGCATGTCCACAAGGATACGCAGCCGGGCGGCGGAAACTCAGGGCCACCATTGTGAAAACGCTCCTTTTGGACCTCACGAACTGGGATTTGTGCCTCGATAGCTTCGGCGGCATCGCGGTCGCGAGTGATCCATATTCCGTGGCGCAAGACGTGGCCTCGGCATGTAAATTGTTTCGATCAGAATATCTCTACGACCTATCGATAGGCGTCCCCTACTTCGAAAGTATCCTTGGTAAACTCCCGCCCATCAACGTCGTCAAAACTCTGATCGCGACCGAAGCCGCGCGGGTGCCAGGGTGTAATAATCCGGTGGTATATCTCTCCGCGCTGTCAGGGCGTAACCTGACGGGGCAAGTGCAATTCACCGATAGCAACGGCAGGCAACAGGTGGCGAGCTTCTGATGAGCGACACGACCTCAGTCCCGCCGATCGATTTCACTGACCGGGGCTTCGTCGCGCCGTCCGAACCCGCGATCGTCACGGGACTGGATGCCGATTACAATGCGGCGTTCGGCGGCGATCTTGATACCGATCCCTCGACGCCAGCCGGGCAACTGATCGCCAGCACGGCGGCGATGCTCGGCGACAATTACGATCAGCAAACGGCGCTTTTCAACGGCGTGGACCCGGCTTACGCGAGCGGGCGGATGCAGGATGCCATCGCGCGCATCTACTTCCTTGAGCGCAACCCGGCGCAGTCCACCGTGATCCAGGTCGATTGCGTCGGCGGCGTGGGCGTCATCATCCCGGTTGGCGCGACCGTGACTGATCAGTCTGGCACGCTCTACATCTGCAATGGCGCTGGCGTGATCCCCGACACTGGCACGATCACATTGCCGTTCGCCTCGCAAATCCAGGCGCCCTTCCCGGTCCCTGACAGCGTTTCGATCTATCAGACGATCCCCGGATGGAACACGGCCACGATAACCTCTGGCGTGGTCGGGAACCTCGCGGAAAGCCGGGCGGCGTTCGAAGCGCGGCGCGAGGCGACGGTGGCGGCGAATGGGGCCGGATTCCTACCGGCGATCGGCGGGGCAGTCGCCAAGGTTCCGGGTGTGATCGACTATTACGCGACCGAAAATCCCACGGGATCGCCGGTGACGATCGGTGGCGTGTCAGTCGCGGCGCACAGTCTCTATGTGGCAGTAGCGGGCGGCGCCGAGGCAGACGTTGCCTACGCGATCTGGACGAAGAAAAATCCCGGATGCGGATACACGGGCAACACGACCGTGACGGTGGAGGACACCAATTCGGGCTACTCGCCGCCCTTCCCGTCCTACGAGGTCACATTCCAGATCCCCGACGCGGTTTCGATCTGTTTCTTGGTCACTCTGACGGACAGCCCATCGGTGCCCTCGACGGCGGCGACGCAGATACAGGTAGCGATCCTGGCGGCGTTCAACGGGCAGGACGACGGCACGCGGGCGCGCATCGGCTCAACGATCTATGCCAGCCGCTACTACGCCGCCGTGACGCTCCTGGGGGCGTGGGCACAGGTCATCTCCATCCTGGTGGGCAGCAATGCCTCGCCGGACGCCTCGACCACAGGGGCGATTGCCGCGACCGCACTGACGGTCAGTAGCGGGACCGGCATCGCCGTTGGCCAGTTCGTCTTCGGCGCCAGTGTGGCGGCAGGCACGCGCATCGTCAGCGGCTCGGGGACGTCCTGGGTTGTGTCGATCAGCCAGACGGTGGCGAGCGAGGCCATGACGTTCGTTGGCGCGACCGAATTCGACGTGACCATGGACATTGACGAGATACCGACCCTCGCCGCGGCGGACACTCAGGTGGTGCTCGTATGAGCCATGACAATCCAGGATGGGCCTTCGGTTACGAGCCGCCCGCTTATGAGTGGAACGATTGGTTCGGCCGCAAGCAGGACTGGAGCCCGGTCCTCGATCAGGTCATCGCCAACAGCGGGGCGTTCGGAGCGACCGGCAACACGGGAGCCACCGGAGCTACGGGAGGCACTGGCGCAACAGGGGCTACCGGGGCCGTTGGCGCGACGGGATCAACCGGCTCGACCGGTAGCACGGGCAGCACGGGAAGCACGGGATCGACCGGATCTACCGGGGCAACCGGAGCAACGGGCGGGGCGGGGCAATGGAACGGCGGATCTGTGTCTGCCGTCGGCTCATCCCTCGCAATTCACGACGGATCGACGATCGACCTCGCTCCGGTGCTGGCTCACAACCTGGTCGGAAACTCATCGGCGATCACCGGCATTCCGGGCGAAGCCAGCCTCTCGCATTTTTTCGATCTGAATTTCGGCACCGTCGGCGGCATGCTGGTCTACCGCCAGGTTGGCGTGGGCTTCGAGAATTGGGTAGCGCTGCCGCCAGGGACCAACAATCAGGCGCTGGTCATGCAAGGCACGACCGCTGTTGCGTGGGGATCGTCCGTCGTGGGCGCGACAGGAGCCACGGGGGCAACCGGCGGCACGGGGGCCACAGGCGCGACCGGATCAGCGTCTACCAGCGCGATCATCGTCAATGGCGTTACGGCGGGCGGCACGATCATCCTGTTGAATGGTGTGATCCAGAATGTGCCCGCCGCATCTGGATTTACCGCCGTCAATCAAAACAGTGCCACGCTCGCGGACAACACCAATGGACCGCTCGTCTGGAAATGCACAACCACGCTCGGATCGGACCAGATCAGCGCGTTTCACAAGGCGGTTCCGGGCGGCAGTTGGACGCTGACCATGAACGCCGAATACAGTTATCTGACCGATGGCGTGGACTTCGGCATCGATGACGGGACCAAGGCATGGTTCATCATCATCACGGGCGGCACGACACGCTCGTTCATCGTGCAGCGATGGAACTCCTTCACGTCGGCGGTGGGAAGCACGACGGACGTTAATCTGGTCATCCCGCTGCCAAATCCGGTATGGTTGCGGATCGTTTATGACAGCGCGACGCCTCGAATGACGTTCCAATACAGCATCGACGGGTTTACGTGGATAACGGCGTTCACGACAACCTCTCTGTTCTTAACGCCCGCGAATTATTTCATCAGCGCTGACATCAATCATTCGACGGCTACCATACCGCAGCAATGGTCCGTTAATCACCTGACGATCGCATAGGGGCGGATGTGGCATTTCCATCCTCTGCCATCGGCCTTTTCGAGATCGGCATCAGTCACATCGGCGCATCGATCATTCCGCCCGATGGCTTCGACTGGTATGCCACGCTCTACAGCCAGTATTCCAATAGCCCGACAATCGTTCAACTGACCAAGAACATGAGCGGATATCTCAACCCTCGTGCGAATATCTATCAATTCTACAAGTTGGTGTGGAACGTCGATACCGCCGAGGGCTATGGCCTCGACGTGTGGGGGCGCATCGTTGGCGTGGGGCGCGTCCTGGCGCTCGGTGCGACTGACTTCTTCGGTTTCACGGGGCCGCTCGGGGAAAGCGGCGTGCCGTTCAACCAAGGCATCTTCTACCATGGCACACCTCTGACCACGAACTACGCGCTTCTCGATGGTCCGTTCCGCACGCTGATCCTGGCGAAGGCGCTGGCGAACATCTGCAACGCGACGATCCCGGCGATCAACCAAATCCTCATCAACTTGTTCGGCGCCGACGGCCCGATGCCAGTCGCGGGAAATTCCTACGTGACCGATGGGGAGGACATGACCATGACCTACACGTTTAGCTCGCCGCTTGATCCGATCCAGGCCGCTATCGTGTTTCAGTCCGGCGTGTTACCGCGTCCGGCAGGCGTTTTCGCAACCGTGGTGGACTGACCCATGCAGGCATCGGATATCCCCTACAAGTTCGCTCAGCCATGGGGCAATGCGGCGGGCGTGGGATACCTTACAGACCCGATCCCGACAACCGCGTCAGGCGGCGCGGCCTCGCAGTCCGAGGGCTTCCCGCCCATCACGGCGACGCCAACAGGCGCGGGTGGGATTCCGCCCGACATCGCGGATTTCAATGGCGCATTCTCCTATTTCTCGCTCTGGGATCGTTGGCAGCAGGCCGGCGGTTCGGTTCCCTACGATGCGACGTTTCAGTCCGATATCGGCGGCTATCCGGCCGGTGCCCGCGTGCGCTCGGCTTCCGGCCTGTATGACTGGCTGTGCCTGGTTGATGACAATGTGACCAATCCCGAAACGGGCGGCGCCGGCTGGCAGGCGCTCAAAACCTATCTGACGATCAGCGAAACGACGATCGTGGCCGCCGCGTCGCAAACCATCTTGCTGCCCGCAGCATATGAGCGTTTCCGCCTGACCATTCAAAATGGCGTCGTCAGCACGGCAGCGAACAATATCCAGATCGTTCTTTCCAGCGACGGCGGCGGATCGTTCCTGACCGCGGCGAATTACACCTACATTCAAAACGTGGCCGATACGTCTGGCGGCGGAACGGGAACGATCGTCGGCAATCTGGTGGCGACAGCGATACCGCTTTCGTCATTGCTCCCGGCGAACAATACGGGCGGCCCGTGGGACGCGACGTTTGATCTCTGGCCGGGAACCGGATCAGCGGCACCGCGCATCTATGGTAATGCCAATGGCGTGGACAGCGCGATGAACGCGATCGGCGGATTTTTCATGGGATCGTGGGGCGGCGCTCCGGCGACGATGAACGCGCTCCGGTTGCAAACGCTGGCTGGAACAATCAGCCTGAAAGCCATTCTTGAAGGGCTTCCGGCTTAACCAAAGGAAACGCGCGCATGGCCAGCATACCTCAGATCAACCCCTTCAGTTTCGTGCCCATGACCGCGAACACGGTCTATGCACCTGGAAACGGCATCCAGCTAAATGCGTCGGTAGCGGGCACCGTGACGCTGACGGGCACAGATGGAAGCACGATCGTCGTCTCACTCGACACCGCCAATGTCGATAAAATCTATCCATATTCCGTTATAAAATGGGTAGCAGGAACGGCGACGGTCGCGAGGGTCTATAATCTGATGACCCGCGCGTCATGACGGGAGCCGTAAGCCTTGGTCTCGGTATCGGAATATCGGAACTCGGTCTGATCGAAAGCGCGCCCGCCGGGGGCGGCCCGGCGCCGTATCACGCGGATGCGGTGCATTTTGATGGAAACACGTTTTTGTCAATAGCGTCGCTGGCGGCCACGAACAATTCTCGTTTTTCCATATCTGGGTGGATCAAACTCGCGGCTGCCGATTTAGGAAACGGATGGTCTTTACTGGCGAACGACACTCAGAACAACGATGGTATCTTCGATTTCAGGTCCGATATAATCGTGGAATGTAAATTCGTCTCGCCGTCCGCTGGCGCATCCACCGTGATTGTGAGCAATGAGGTTACGTCCGAAGTCTGGGTGAACTTCATCTTCAGTGTGGATAACTCCGCGCAGCAAGCTGCCCTTTATATAAACGACACCGCTATAACCTTTTCTGCCACGAACTTTCCTTCTCCGGCGGTCAATTTTTTATACAACGGACTGGACTGTTTCTTCGGTTCCGATGGTTATGGCGATAACGGGATAGCTGATTTCGCGGATTGTCGTGCTCAGATCGGAACAAGTTGGCTGGATGGAGGCGGCCTCATACCAGAAGCAACGAGACGTTTATTTATTGATGCGGGCGGCAAACCGGTGGACCCGGCGACTGCCACGGGAACTTTGGGCGCTCCGACAATACTGTTCTCCGGGGACGCGACGGGGTTCGGGACCAATCAGGGGACTGGTGGGACGTTCACTACGACCGGCACCCTGACCAACGCCAGCACAAGCCCGAGCGACTGATGCCCAAGCCGCCCCGCGATGTCCGAGGATGAACCCAGCGACGTCGAGTTCGGCCGAGGCCGATGAACCAAGTGAGACGGAGGACGAATGAACGCAGAGTTTGGGTACTTCGTAGATCATCTGCCGAGTATCATTGGGGCGATTTTCGCCGGGTTCGTGCTACTTCGACAGGCAGGGACCAAAACAACGATTGCCAGGATCGATAAGACGACAGAGGCAACGCGCACCGATATTCGCAACGGTATCGGCGAGAAGATCGCCACGAAAGTGGTTGAACATGTCGGGCCTGGTTTGGAGGTCGTGGTAAGCAACGCCACCGACAAGGCCGCTGACAGGGTTGAGCAAAAGGCATCTCTGGCCGCTACGATCGCCGCTGATAAAATCGAACAAAAAGCAACCGAAGTCGCCGCCAAACTGGCCGAATGGGACGGGACGGAACGCCGCTCCGGCGTCGATCGTCGGCAACCGTAAGGAACAAGAGAATGGGACTGATACTTCTGATCGTCGTTCTGATCCTGGTCTTTGGTGGAGGTGGCGGATGGTATGCCCATCGGACTTATGATGGCAGTCCGCTTTACACGGGAGGCGGCATTCTGGTGCCAATCCTGATCGTCATTCTCGTGCTATATCTACTGGGATTCAGAATTTAGTGGACGCAGCGACCCTCACAGCCATCGCCGCTATCGTTGCCGCTGTCGCCGGTCCTCTGACCGCATGGATACAGGGGCGCCGCACCATGGCGAAGGTCGCGGACGTTGAACAAAAGATCGATGGTCCGTTGACGGCCTTGATCGCTTCGATCCGGGCCGAGGCCGAGGTCAAGATCGCCGTCGCGGAGGAAAACACGCGGCGGGCGTTCCGAGATGGCCGGGAACGCGAGCGGGGTTCTCCCATGGCGACAAAGGCGGATGTAGAGGCGGGGACAAAGACGGTAACGGATGCCGTGGCCGCGATCCCTCCCGTTCCGCCGTAATGGATGCCCTCTCAGACCTTCGCGAGCGTATCGGCGTGTTGGAGGAAGAAAACCGTCAGTTGCGGGCCGTCCATGAACTCTCGATCCCCGCGCGATATGGCAACCTCCCCCTCTCTCGCACCGAAGTCCAACTGCTTTGGGCGTTGGAGAGCGCGGCCACAAACCGCGTATGCTCGGTCGATTATCTGATCGACCGCATAGGTAAGGCGACGGCCGATGACCAACCGATAGCGGCCACCTCGTTGAAAGTTTACATTTGCCGCCTTCGGAGGAAAATCCAGCCGATGAAAATCCGGAATGCATTCGGTGAAGGCTACTGGCTCGATGAAGATATCAAGTCAGCCTTGCGTGAGATGCGAGGCTGAGGCATAGGATCGCCATGCCCGCTGATGTGAACCCCGCCCTTCGCGCTGAATTGATGGCCGCTCTGGCGGTCCTGGAGCCTCAGATACGGGGGCTGCATGACCTCGCGGCCGTGTCCATCTCGCCGGAACTGCTGACGCAGATCGACGCGCAGATCGCCTCCCGCGAGCGTCGGCGCGATCTGATCCAGGCCGTCCTGGCGAGCCTGGACGCAGCGAACGCGGCGAACGACGCGCTGGCATCCGACGGTTACCCGGCGCTGCCGAACGCCTCGCTGCCGGCCGGATTGTTCGCGGAACTCCAGGGCGAGGAAACTGATCTTGATGCCGCCGTGGCCATTTTCGAGGAAACTCTGCCGGCCACTATCGTGTCTGTTGATTTGGGTGCGCCAACAGACAAGCCGCTGTAGCGCTCATAGCGAACCGAGAAAGAGAAAATCGATGATCAACGCAACAACGGATCAGGAATGGTTGGCGGCATCCGTCGGGTTCAAGAACGCTCGCGGCGAGCCGGCGCCCGTCGAGGCCGGATCGGTCGTTTGGGCCTCGTCGGATGATACGGTCCTCGCGGTCACCCCCTCCGCTGACGGCATGACGGCATCGGTCAAGACGGTGGCGCCCGGTGGTCCGGCTCGGATCACAGTGAGTGCGGATGCTGACATTGGCTCCGGCGTGCAGACCATTACCGGCTTCACTGACGACGTGACCGTGACGCTAGGCCCGAACAGTGCGGCGAGCGTTGTGGCTCTGGACCTCGGCGCCGCTACCGAAAAGCCGTAAGATCACACCGGATCGGCAACAGCCCCGTCACTCAGGTGGCGGGGTTTTTGTTCGTGCATTCCACGATCCGACCGCCTCTCGACGGTCGGTGTTCGTGGTCAGTTCAATCTGGCATCTTTCTGCCTGGATAGTTGTCGGCTTCAAGTGCAAGGCGTCGCATATTATCAGCTAAGTCCAGATCGCCGGTCTGTTCGGCTGAATTCGCATACGCTCGAAGCGCCACCGGGGTATTGATGTCTTTCAGTTTCAGCACAACAAAGTCGTCTGTCGGGTCTTTGATGTGAGTGATCTTCCCGCCTTTCCAGTTCTCGACGATTGAGAATTTGCCGGTCGTTTTGCTGTCGTCATACCTGTCCAGGATCATATCAATCTCCTTTTGCTTGGGTTGCATTAAACGGCGGCTCGCAGAACGGCTTCTCTGGCCTTCCCGGCCCGCGACACTTCGCCCCATAGCGGAGGCTCCATGCCATTGAGTTTGCGGGCGTCGGCGATGAAGTCTGGCGAGTTCCCGATCGCCACGAGATCAGCGATCGTTTTGCAGTTGGCGAAGTTGGCCAACATCGCATCGGCCAGTTCCCGTGCCGGAGATTTGATCGGTTCGTCAGGCACGTCCGGCAGTTCGGGCAACGCAGGCCGCTCCGCTTCCACCAACGCCGCCCGCTTCGCTTTGATCGCCGCCTCAATCTTGGCGTGGACGCCAAGCGACAGCCCAAGGATTTTCTTGATCTCGTCTTTCGTGCCGTCGAAAGCGAGCCACGCATCCAAATCCTTGACGCTCGCCATCGCCGTCACGTCGCGCATCAGGCCCTCGGCCAGTAATCCAGGGTCAGGCTCCGCGCCACGCGCCGGCGGTGGGCTGAGAGCCTTCTGGCGGTCCTCCACGAGAGCCTTGCACGCGAGGCGATGCGACGGCGGAAACTTCTCATAGACGGCACCATTCACGTCGATCACGTGATTGATCGCCTCGGGCGTCGTGGCAGCCCCAAGCGCCGCGGTCAGGCCAGCCTTGTATTTGTCGTAATCGGCCTTCGTGGGCTTCGCTGGCGGCGCGAACACGACAGCGGGATCGACGGGCATGTCCATGGGCAGCGTGGGGCTATCAAGGGCGTTTAACCCCTGTGAAGGGTCTTTCAGGGTGTTTAAGGGTGTTCCTAAGCCACGCGCCGCCGCGATGATGGCGGCAACCCCAGGCGTCTGCTGCGCCCGCTGTAGCGCATCGTGGTTGGCGCGATCAAACAATTCCAGATCAGCGGGGAACATCGTCTCACGCGCCTCGGCATAAGCTCGGGCGAAGGCGACCGGATCGGTGATGGGTTCGATCACGCCATCTTCGGTCGGGATTTCGCTGCCCTCGCCGTCAACGAGGTATTCGGAAAACGACCCGTCGACGACTGGGCCAGATCCGGCCATATTTTGGTTGAGCCCTGGCGACAAGTCCTTATTTGACGGGGATTTGTCTGCGTCGACGACTAGGCGGGATTGCGAGTTTGGATCCGGCTGTCTTGGCGCATCTCCCCAACGATCGTCAGGGATACCGTCCGCCGGCGTCTGGCGAGCCTGCTGACGCTCCGCATCCGTAGGCGCGGCTTGTCCATTGGCTTTCGGATCGGGCTTGCCCTCAGCCTGCCTGGTTGGCGCGGGGCGGCTCGTTTTCGCCGGACCTGACGACTTCACGCTCTCCCGCGTTGGCTCCTCGGCGGGAATGGGCGGGATTAGACCAAGTGCGATGCATGACGCCAGGAAATCACCCATGTTCTTCGTGCGCGCGGCCTCGGACAGACCGGCGATCTGGTCAAGCAGTAGGGTATCCAGCACGTCACGATTGATGGCCACGCCCTGCGCCGCGCCATACCGGAGCACGCCATCGCGTTTCTCGGCCAGGACCGATCCCGTGATGACTTCGTTCTTGCCAATCCCCTTCATGCTTTCCATCCATTCAAGCTGGATGGCCTGCGGAATGACCATGAGAATACCGTTACGTTGCGCCTTCGATTGAGCGATCGTCGCGAAGTGTGCCTTTTCGCGCCAGCGACCTTCCTGACCGTTCTTCCCCGCGATCCATTCGAACTGACCCTCGAATTTTGCCGCCATCATCGAGTTGCCGGAATTGATGTCCTGGACCTCACACACGGCCTCGTAACCGTCCGGCTCTTTCTCAAGTTCGGGTAGCACGCTCGTTTGCATGGACGGTTGCACACCAGGCGCCGCATACGTTGTGAACACGAATAGTTTCCCGATCTTGCGCGTGCTGGAAACCAGCCGATGCTTGATCTTGCCGTAATGGGAGGCAAGTTCACGCGCACCAACGGCGCTGATGCCGCGCACCACAGAGCCGCCAATCGAGAAGTCATACACGAACTTCGAGGACCGTGCGCCGCCCATGATCTCATCCTGGATCAGTCGCGTGTCTCGCTGATCCATGACATGCCACGCCTCGGCATCGAAGCCGGATTGCACGGTCTGTTCGATCACGCGTTCCAGCAGGATGTCATGTCGCGCCTTGGGACTGGCGATGCCGACATGCGCGGCACTCTGGCCTTGTTCCGTTTCACTCACGTTGCAGTTCCTTTCAGGGGATTGTCGCGTCGCTTCAGGCGCCCGCGTGTGATTTAGCATACCGGATTTTTGGTTCGATTGGTATACCACTTTCGACCAGTTTACGAAAAACAGCCAACGTCGCGCGAGCATCAGCCATTGACGAATGAGCGTCCTCGAAGTCACAGCCGAAGAAATGCCGATATGCTTCGATTAGTTTTGGTTGTTTGAACGCGTAACGGCCAGATGCCATCTGTTTGCCGGTCGGAGGTAATTTGAATACCTCAATGAAGTCGGCCTGAGTGCAGACGTTCTTCGTGGCCTCGAATAAATCAGGCATCTGGTGTCTACGCAACTCGCCTCTCATGATCTTGAGATCAAAAATACAATTATGACAGACCACGATCCATCCATTGGTGATGTATTCGGAATAGATCGAAAGCACGTCGCGCACGTTGATGCCCTTATCAAGCGCCATCTGCGTCGTGATGCCGTTGACGGCGATCGCGCCGGCGGTCATCTCCCAACCCTCTGGCCGTATCAGTGCGGTGATGCTCTGATCCTCATCGACTTCCAGGTCTGGTGTCGTCACAAGCGCCGTGAAACTGACAAGGCGCGGCTGGCCTGGATGATCGGCGGGAGGCGGTGGTTCGCCTTTCTTGGCATACATCGGGAGGCCGGATGTTTCGGTATCGATCACGACGTAGCGAGGCATGGTATTTCCTTTCAGAATGAGACTTCTTCGGGCAGATCAGGGTCAGCCGGTGGCATTGCTATCGGCACAGCGGCTTGGGGTTGCTCGATCTCGACGGAAGGCTCAATCACGTCGATCAGTTGAGCGCCCGTGACAATCGGATCGCCACCATTTACGAATACGAACGGATCGCCATAACGCGGGTTGGCAACCTCCCGCATCCGGCTTGCGATGCCGAGAAGGGCAATCGCATCCTCGTGCGAGATCGCATAATTCGTATAGCCAATCTGCACCATTAGCGTCTTCATGGATTATCTCCTGTTGAGGTCAGGCACATCGTCGATAACGATGCCATCCACGCTCGGTATCGGATCGCCCGCCTTCCCGATCGCCTCGCGGATCAGCGCATCGCTTGGGACGCACAGATGCCGGGGCACGATGCCGGGATTGATGATGCGAAACGTCCGCACGCGCCGCAGGGACGCCAGTCCGAACCCATCGCCTCGGCTGGTAGTCAGGGCGGCTGTGGGGGCTGTCGCGATGGCCTCGGCTGTCTCCGCCGCTATCGCCGCCTCCGCTGCCTGCCCGAACGTGCCCACGCCTCCCCTGGCCGCGCTCTGTTCGGCGAGCTTGGCTTCCTCGGCCTTACGTTTCGCCTCGGCGGCGGCTTCCTCGCGGATGCGCGTGTCTTTCGCATCCTTGTAGGTCGCGATCATTATGTTGAGTTGCTCGGCCAGCGTGAACGGCGCGCGGCGACTATTCTTGCCAGTTGGCGGACGGATTTCCATCTGCGTGCCGTATTTGCCGAACTCGCCATCGATCTTCACGCCCGCATCCCAGACAGGTTGTTTCAGGGCCTTGCGCGCGTTCTCGATTCGGCCAGGAAACTTGATCGCGGTGGACAGGACGCCCGTGGCGATGCCCTCGACCTCATCGTCTGTGATGACAGGATGCGCCGAGATGAACCGCTTGCACATGTCCTGCAATTCAACGTCACGCTCCCGAATGGACTTGATCTTGCCGCCCTCCGGATTGTCCGGCTCGCGGTTCAACTCGGCCTCGATCAATGCCATGACCTGATCCGCTGTCAGCATCTCGGCGAATGTGGTCAGCGGCGGACGGTTGTGTCCAATCGGTGGATTGTCGCTCATGTAACTTTCCCTCTGTTGCCCATTTAACTATCAGCGCGTTGAGTGCGAACTTCTTCAGCCTCTTGATGCTGCGCACATGGTTGAAGTGCTTGATATGCTCTCGGCCATTCGCCGATCGCAGAAAACTCCGGTTCGAACAGAGCCGCCCGCAGTATTTGACCTCGAAGCCCTTACGCAGATTGGTCGGCGCTCCGCACGCCTCGCACTTTCCTTGACCGATGATTGGAGGGGCCATCAGAACGGCACGATCGTGTGCTGGTTAATCGCTCGCGTCGGATTGGCCGCGGCGTGGTCCGGCTGATAGATCGCGGCCCATCGCTTCACGCCGATGCGGAACTGGACTTCTTCCGCCGTCGAAAATCGGCCCAGAAAGACGTGGTGCATGAGAGGGAGTGACCAGGGATCGGCGGCCGGTCCCTCCGTGACACCATCACGCATCACGCTCCACGTCCCGTCATCGTGCCGCATGATCGAAGCGCCGACGAACGGCCCCTTAGGCACCACGCGAACCAGGTAGTGACCGGGCGTGGGTTGATCGACGCGGCGCGGGGCTTGCTTTTCGGTCACTCGTCGCCTGCCAGCAACAGATAAGAGCATGACACGTCGAAACGAACCTCGCGTCCCGTGAAACACGCGATCAGACAATCAGGATCGGGGATGGTCTGTCGCTCCGTATGCGACATTCCTTCATAATAGGCTTCATCCAGCGTGCGGGTCAGATCAAGATAGCGCCAGAACCGAAACACCATTCCGGCCTTCGCATAGGCGACAAGTGGCCCGGTCCCCTCGAGATACCGCACCGCATCGCCGCGCTTGAAAGTCGGCCGATCGCGTTGGCTCATCTCCACCACCTGGCGCAGCATGTCCGCCTGCGCCTCCTTCATGGGGAACGATGGCGTGTCATCATCCTGATCCCCAAGCATTTGCAAAAGACCGGCAGGCAACGTGTTGCGGCGGGACATTGATGGTTCCTCGGGCTTGCTTTTGAATGAGCGGACGTGTTATGCGCGAGTATGCATTTTTGTGCAAGAGACAAAATCCGCCGTGACTGATAATCTCACAGGCATCCAGCGGGCCATCATCGCGGCGGGCGGCACGCAAGCCATGCTCGCGGATCGACTGCTTGAAGCCGGCGAGCGGGTCGATCAAAGCCTGATATCGCGATGGCTCGCGCATGGCTACGTTCCGACCAGGCGGGCCATCATCGTGGCACAGGTCACGCAAATCCCGATCGCCGATCTTCTCAAACCCCGAAAGGCCCGCAATGGCAAAGCACCCGACTGAGCAAAGCAACGTGTCGTCCGAGTTGTGGGCCGAGGCCATGGGTCAGTTCACGATGGACACCAGTCTGATCGATCGAGCCTCGAAGATCGTCAAACGCGCCCGCGATCGGCGGAAGAAAAATCAGGCACGATATGCGGAGGCCGGCGTGCCAGCGGCAATGATCGCCAAACTCTACGGCGAGGACCGTATGACCGAAAGCGCGCGGATCAGCCTTTACGCCATCGAGCAAGTGGGCCGGCGCGCACTCGACCTGTGGAACGCTGAGACGCCCGAGGACTTCAACCGGATCATGGAGCGGGCGGCGGCCACGGAAGCCGCTATCGGCCTCGGGGCGGAAGCCAGGGAGCATGCCCGCGTCTACGTGTATGGCTTCAACGCGGCGATGCACGGCCACCAATCGAAAGATGATAACCCACACGCGGCTGGCACCCGCAACCATGTGACGTGGCTGGAAGGCTATGGCGACGCGTCGAAGGAAATGGCCGAGATGGAAGAATTTCTCAGCCCGCCGTCCCTGACCGAGGCCGTGGAGCGTGAGGCTGGCGCGATGGCGGCCGCAACCGATACCGTTGCAAAGACAGACGCTCCCGCGAAACGCCCCTCCCGCAAGAAAGCCGCAGCCGCGCCACCGGCAGAGGAACCCGCCGCGGGCATCTTCGAGATGCCGGAGATGCCGGGACTGCCGAATTGACCATCAGATTGGCACGCGGCGAATGCTTCATGGACGTGGAGATCGTCGCCAAAGGGACGCATGACGATGCGGTGCGCCAACCGGGCGGCAAGTTGCTTTCGCTCACGGACTTGTTCGGAAGCGGTTGGGTTGTCATCGCGAAAATATCGCGCTGATGGCCTGGTCACTCAGCGAACCGATTCGCATCGTGGTTCCCGGCCCTCCCACAGCCTGGCAGCGCGCCGGTCATCGCATCGCCAAGGCCAAATCTGGCGCACTGTTCGTGCAGTCCTATACCCAGACCAAAACCCGCGAGGCGCAAACTGATATCAAGGTCATTGCGCACGAGACCATGAAAGGCCGCGCGCCGATCAATGGCCCAATCGATCTGCGCTTCGCCGCGTTCCTTCCCGTGCCCGCATCGTGGTCGAAAAAGAAAACCCAGGACGCGCTTGCCGATCGGGTGCGACCAACGACAAAGCCGGACTTCGACAACTACTCACGAATGATCGATGCGCTGAAGCAAATCGTTTGGACGGATGACAGTCGGGTAACGGATGCTGGCGTGTTCAAACGCTATTCCGCAACCCCGAAGTTGGTTATCGAAGTCCGCGCCCTGACCTGGACCGACGCACCAGACTGATCCCCGCAATCCCCACGACTACCAACAGGACCGAACCCGGCTCGGGGATTGGCGCCGGAGCAACGCGCTCATAGCCACCAACGGGGATCGGCGTCGCGTTCAATAACGGGGGCACGGCCAGCCCAACACCGCCGGCACACACGATCGCACCACTGACCTTCGCGGCTTTGACCAGGGCCAGTTGCTTGCCGATATGCGGCATACTTGCCCATTGCTTGAAGGTCAGCCAGCGCCACGTCCACCGGCCGCACAACCACACATGCGTCCACACCATGCTACACCCTCCCAAACAGGCCGAGTTCAATACTGTCAGGCTTGTAGACCCTCGCGATATGCCGCGCCAAAGGTTCAGGGATGCGCGCGATCATCGCGGATGCGGCTTTGCGGGCCGGGGACTTGCTACTGGTCAGGCGCGATATCGAGGGCTGCGAGGCGTTGAACCAATCGCCACCGCATTTTATGTGCTCATCCACGATGCGCTGTTGAATACCGCCCGGCCCGAAAACACCATGCTTCATGCCCTTAACCTTTACACCGCTATGATCGACAGAAGCCGTTTGAAACGATCCGCCGCTTCCATCGAAGCGAAAGCCTGGAACCTTCGAAGCCTTGAATGTCATCGGCATCAACGCCGGCACGTCACCCCATAGGTAAAACGACCCAAAATTCCACCGTGCCCGTCCGACCCATGGCTGCGCGCCGCGGACGTTCTCGACCACGAGCGGAATGTGATGTCCGGCCGCTTCGATCGCCTCGCGTTGGATGCGGAAGCAGGCTTCGAACAGCGAGTTGTCAGGCGGCGGGAGTGCCTTGGCGCGGGACCATGGCATCGCTCGATATGAATAGCCTTGGCATGGCGGGGAGGCCACCAGGAGCGCCGCCTCCCGAAATTGCGACCCATGCAGCGTCAACACGTCCTGGATGACCAGTTGCGCGGGATAGCAGTGCTCGCCGTAGACGTGCCTCTCGATATCGAAACCGATCACGTCCCACCCTTCGGCCAGAAGTCCGTCAGACCAGCCTCCGAGGCCCGCATAAAGGTCGATCGCCAGCGGCTTCATACTAACCCAAACAGACCGGGACCAATCGCCTCCGGCGTCGCCCGCTCCACCAACACACGCCGGCAATGCGCTCGCCACTCTTCTGTCCAATCCGCACTCAATCGCCCGCGGTTCGCCGCTTCGAACGCCTGCCACTGCGTCTCGTATTCGGACTGCGGTATCTTGGCCAGCATCGCGCTGATGCGCCACGTAGCGGGACGCCAGTCGCGCGGGAGAGGTGTGCCGATCGGGGTGGCGGGACGGGGACGTTTAGCCATCGTTCGCCCCACTCGTTGTCGATTTCTCCCGCCGCCGATGTTCGCCCGTCGTCGGATATCCCCGATCGTCATAGTCCAGCGCGTCGTGTTCGGCCTTGAGCTTTCGGTCCCGATGCCAGATTTCCATTTGCGTCGCGATCCGCATGGCCTCGGTGATTTGCGGACGGTCAGTCTCGGGGCGCAACCCCATCCCGATTTCTTGGAGCCACAAATGACACCAGATTTTGATCGTGATCGGAGAGGCACGATCCCGGCCGGTCAGAATGAACACGGGCTCGTCCGGTTCGCACTTGTCCAGATATTTGAGACTGCGGGAGCGGGTTCGTGAGGTTGCCATCACGCTTGTCCAAACAGGCCGATGGCGGGTTCCGGGAATGGCTCCACGCCTTGATCGTCGCCGAACACATCAAACAGCGTCCCGGCGTTCTTCTGCCTCTCAGCCGTTCGCAGATTGGCCACGGCCTGCCGATAGTAGCTGGCCTTGAGTTCCGCACCGCAGAACTTCCGGTCCATCTCGATCGCGATGTAGCCGACGCTGCCGATGCCCGTGAACGGGGAGAAAACCACGTCGCCGGGATTGGTCCACAGATCGAGGCATCGGCGGATCGGCGTCAACTGCAAGGGGCTGATGTGGCGCTCGTCGTGTTCGGCGCGGGCAACGCGATGGGTCAGAACGTCCGATTGTGCAATGTCCATCCAGACGGGCTCGGCATATCGTTGCCAAATGTGGATTGACTTGTTTTCCTCGCGTGTCCGATTGCCGCTGGACTCCCAATTGGCATTCGCGTGGGCGGTCAGTTGCTCATCCGTCATATCGTCGCCGTAGTAGGTTTCGAAGATGCCTGACACGGGATCATCGTTTTCTCCGGGCTTTCGCATCGTGATGATCTGATCGCAGATTGCCATACGAGATAGCGCCGAGTCCTTGACGATCTGCTTATGCAACAAACCGATGGCTTTGGTTCGCTGCATCGCCGATACCGGATCTTTCCGGATGATCGTGCGGGAATGGAGAATGTATCCAACGTCCTCGCACAGCCGCCGGATGTCATCGGGGAACGCGCGCATACCGATAAAGCCGTCGCGTGTGATTGAGGTCGGAAGGTCCATCGCGTGAAACGACAATTGCCGTCCAGGCTTCAGCACGCGGAACAGTTCGGACAGAACGAACCTGAATTGCGCGAAGAAGTCGGCATCGTTGCGGCAATTCGACAGGTCGCGCGCATCGTCGCTGAACACATAGAGGGAACAAAACGGCGGAGAAAAGAGCGAATACCCAACGCTGTTACTCGGCATCCCGCGCAGCACATTCACGCAATCATCGTTATACAACTGCCAACTCTCGCCAGCGGCCTGATCCATCACGCTCACTTGATCCATGCTGGCAATTCCATCCGTTTGTTCGATTGTTGAATGAACGTGGCGTTGCGTCCACCGACGACGTTCTCTCGCATTAAGTCTCTCATGTGATCAGACATCGAGTCCAGCATCAATTCAAATGCGATCTCTTTTCGTTTGAGATTGGCGACGATGGCCCCTTCTAGTTCCGAGGCCACGAAATAAGCGTCAACCGGACGCAACTGACCGAAGCGCCAGACTCGCCGGATGCCCTGATAGATCATTTCGAAACTATCTGTGAGGCCAACGCAAAGAAGCCTCGCGCAATGCTGATAGTTCATACCGTGGGCGGCGATCGATCCCTTGGTCACGAGCCAGAGAGGGTCGCGTTGTTTGAAGCCTAGCAGCCGCTTAACCTTAACGTCCTGGTCATGCCGCCCTGCGACCTGCAAGGCCCGAGGGAGCGCCTTTTCAAGTGCATCGGCCTCGGAGTTCAAATTACAGAACAGGAGCCACGGCTCGTCCGGTTCGCGCATCACTATCTCAACAGCCTTCGCGACTCGATCCGCCGCCGTGTCCCGCCGCACACCAATCCGTTGCGAAAGCGTTGACGCCATCATAGGGAACAGTTCGCCAGCCGTGGGCTTGTATTCTGCCGCGACGGTGACCTGATGCAAATTGAGCGGGGGGAGGTCATACCCTGGCTCGTCAAAGCCGAGGTCACGCGGATGCCGAACCATGACGCTCCACGATGCCAGCCAGCGCCAGAAGTCCGCGGCGGCGTGTCGCTTCATACGCCATCCATCGTTGCCCTGTGTGGCATCTCCGGCGCGGATCGATCCGTCATGAACGAAAAACATTGCCAGCATTTCCTTGCTGTCCATGACACCAAGAAACTCGGAGTGCTGGCCAAGCTCGGTATAATCATTGGGACTTGGAGTGGCTGTGCAGCACAGGCGCCAGGGAATGTCGCGGCACGCCTTGGTCAGGAGTTTGCGCGTCTTGCCGTCTTGCGATTTGATGATGCCGCTCTCATCCAGCACGATCCCGACGAAAGCAGATATGTCGAATTTCTCGAAGCGTTCGTAATTGGTGACGACAATCGTAAGATCACCAACGGTGGTCTGATCAGTGGCATACCCCACACCATGGATGCCGAACTTCGCGGCCTCGGCGACGGTCTGTTCCGCGACAGCCAGCGGACACAGGATCAGGATACGACGATAGGTGTGATCCGCGACAGCGGAGGCCCATGCCAGTTGCATGAGCGTCTTCCCAAGTCCCGTTCCGGCGAAGATCGCGGCACGACCGCGACGCAAAGCCCAGTTCACGATCGCCGATTGAAACGGCTTAAGGCTCGACGGAAGGTCAGGAACCACAACCAACCCGCTCGGCGCATCCGCTGGCGATTTGCCCGCGAGAAACCGTTGATACTCGGCAACGTCAAACGCCATCAGGCCATCTCCGGTAGAGCGGCGCGGTGGCCATCTCTTGTTTCGCCAGTGATATCTCTCGCACCCAATCATTCCACGCTTTGTCCATCAGCGGGGCGATGAACTCGGGTCGATAGGGTTCGCCTGTATCCCATCGTTCTCGGCTTGCTTGGGAACGCCCGTCAATCTCGCCATTCGCGCGGCGCCGTTTCACGGCTTCAATCCCCGCAACCGCTCCACGATCGCGCGCATTATAGCGATCTTCCTGTCCGCGTCATCCTGTTTCATGCGTCCGTTTATTACGAGTTTTGGATAGACGTTTATTCTCATGCGGACTTCGCGCTCGGCATCGACGATCATCTCTTGCAAAGACGGTTCGAACAGGTCACTCACGGTCGATCCCCAAACATTCCAAGGTCGATATCAACCGCAGGCGCGGCGATCTCCGGCGCCTCGCTAGGGCTGCCCGCCGCGATCCATCGCAACTCGTCAAACATCGCCGGACCGTGCTGTGGAGCGTGAAGCGAGACGGCGCGGGCGAGGGTTTGAAGCAGGAACCCGCGATATGAAAAGCCGTGCTGACCTTGGCCGTTCATTGGTGCCTCTGTGGCGATCCTCGCAGCCAGTCGCCGGACGCCAGCCTCATCATCCCAATCCGCGGCGAGGTCGGTGCGGGATCGAGGAACCCACTTGCGCCAAACCGCGATATCGGCGGCGCGCACATCGTTCTTGATCAGCCAGCCGAACGCCTCATCCGACTTGGCGCGCATCAGTTCCAGCGAGCGCTCGGCCTGCGGGTCAGTATCGGCCCGATACCAGCCGATCAGCCACAACTTGCCGTCCATGGACAGCGGAGCGGCGTCGGCCTCGGGTGGCAGGACGTTGGATGTCACTGGCGCGTTCGCCCGTTGCCACGTCTCGAGCGCCTGCGTGACCTTGGCCTCGTTCCAGTAGCGTTCGGTGGCGCACACGGCATCGGCGCTGGCGGCACAGAAGCAATCGGCGGGGAAGCGCGCGATGAAAGCGGGGAGCGAAAGCCGGGCCTGTATCTCGACCTGATCGGTGCTCATCGTGACGGCCTGGCGGGCCATGACGGTCAGAATCCAGGTTCTCGTCTGTTTCTGGGTTGCCTTAGCCATTGAGGCAGAACTCCGGGGCGATAACCAAAGCCTCGCGATTAGTGATCAGGCAGTGCGTGCATTGCGCTTCCCCATGTCCGACGCGTGACGGTCCCCATGTATGACGACGCGGGCCAGATAGTTCGGTCTTTGTGGGCGGAATTAACTGATTGAGGTGCGCCAGACAGTAGGGGATGGGGTTGCGATCAGTCACCGGCCGATCCCTCCAACAGGTTCCCCGCGTCCCATCGCGCCTCGGCATCGCGGGCGAGGAGTTCCATGGCGCCATTCGTGAACATCGGGCGGGTCGATTGCGTGGGCAATTCATCGGCCCACCCTTCCGATCTCAACCAACTGGCCGGATAGGGGATAAACTGCTTCTCCTGTAGTCCCTGCCGCCGCGCGTTTGCCTTCATGGCCTCGAATGTGCCGGCCGCCAGATGGGCGCGTAGGCCGTCCAGGATCGTCTCGGCGGGCGTGTCTTTGATGCGGGCATTCCAGGCTTTGCGGGCCTCGCCCTTGGCGACGCGCTTCGGATACAGCACCCAGAAATCGTCCAGGGTGGCGGTCATAGGCCCGCGGCCTTATTGATTGCGGCGCCAGCGGCCTCCAGGGTTGTGCCGTAATAGCCCAACTTTTCGCAGGTTCGCGTCAAATCGATCAGCGCAGCCAACGGATCTGGAGCGGCGGCCGTGAGGCGGGCATCGTCCTCACCGATATAGCCGGTGAGGTTAAACCCGTTTGGCGTGTAGCCATCGCCCCCGGCGACTTCGAAATATCCCTGAGTGTCGGGGTTATTGTCCCCGATCGGATCGAAATAACGCCAAGGCCCTGGTGTGTGCGGCATACCGTCTCCTGTGACAATTTCAGGACTGACGGTTGCAACGAAGTCGCTCGCCACGTATTTACGGGCCAACGGTTCGTCAAAACCACGGTCCCTCGTGGTTTAGGCTTCAAGCGGGGGCGGAGTTTCGCGGCTCCGTTCCCCACCGTTTCAAGCATCCTCCGCGCGAGGCGGATCGTCAAGCGGTCCCGAACAGACCGAGGTCGATTTGGCTCCAATTCCAAAACCCCTGACGGCCGACCGCAGGCACAGGCGGATCGATCGGCTCCAGATCAGTCAGGTGCCAAGCGAATCGGCCCTCTCCATAATCCCCAAACTCATCCCACGGCACGGCATCCGCCGGGTAGACAGTTCGAAGGATTGCAGTGCAGACGAAGGCGCCGAGGGGCGGCGGGACATTTGCCTTTGATACGCGATACCACCATTCGCGATCATCTTTGTCGATCCGGCGTTTCGCCGCATGGATCGCAATTCGCTGACCAACAAATCGCCGAGGTGGCGTCCAATGGCGGGTTTCGTATGGCTTCACGCCGATCGCGATGAAGCTGGCCCAAGGCTGCCACAGGGAGATTGCCGGAAGATCAGCCATCACATTGATCCGAACAGGCCGAGGTTGATTTCCTTCGCCGCTTGCTCGCGAGCCTTGCGCGCGGCCTTGTCCGCATCGTTCGGCCTGTATCGTGCAGCGCATTTATGGATCGACATTACCGTCCAGCAGGCCATCCCGCGCTCGTCATAGATGGTCGCGGGGCCGTCCTCGATCCCGGCATCGGTCATCTGGCGGATCACGTCGAACCACGCATCCGTGCCGGTCGCGCGGAGGTTGGTCCAATAGGCGTTGCCGGCCGATCGATCGAAGTTGATGCAGATCATCAGTGCGCCACCATATAAGCAACCGTGGCCACGAACGCGACCCAAACGGCATAGGTCGCGGCCGCCTTCAAGACGTAGCGGATGCGCTCCACGCGGACCTCGCGGGCGATGCGCCGGCGGTAGGCATCTGTCTCGGGTTCCATGCTGACGAGGCGCATCATGGGGCCTTTCCGAACAGGCCGACATCGGGCGGCGGGGGCGAAAGCGATTGCTCAACCAGCACCGCAAGCTCAGCCGATGCGCTTCGGCGCGTCTTTTGGGCACTTTCCTGAACCTTTTCCCAGAGGGATCGGGGCAGACGGACATTAATTGTGTCTTCCTCCGACGACTGATCAGGGTGGTCCGGCGTTCTGACGGTCATCATCTCGGCTTGATATTCGAACCACTCCCCGGCAGCGCGGACGCCGGAGAAAAAGCCGTGCAACCATGTCTCTGCCCAACGGGGCGCCTCTATTGTTCGGATCACGACCAACGGAAACGGCTGTCCACACTGAAGGTTGGCACGGCGCTTCGCCAACGTCCGCTCGTCCTTTGTCCAGCCGATCTTGACGTGGCCAGTGTTGCCCGCGCGCATGAAGTAGATCATGGGACCTGCCCGAAAACACCCGGACCCGGCGGCGAAACCCATCCCATCATACCCTGTCGATTCAAGGATACGATCAGGGACGCGAGCGAGCGATCCTCGGCTTTCGCGCGGATGCGAAGCTGTTCAAGCAGATCGGCCGGTATCCGAATGGTGATCGGCGGCGCTTTGGTCTGTGTGTCATTCATGCGGCTACCGTAGCATACGATCGGATTTGTATGTATGCGTTTATAGCCTCTCCGGTATGCGTTATTGTATGTAGCCGCTTGTCACACGTTCCATCATTCTCCCCTCACACCAACGGACACAAGGAAGTCGCCATGAGCAACGAGCAACAAGCCGCCGCACTGATCGCACACAAGGCGACGATTGACGCGGCGCTTGCGCGGCTTCAGGCGTTTTCGGACGAGCATTTTGGCGTTGCACCAGACGATGTGACCTGGGGCGATGTTTCCTCGATTGGCGAACTGGCCCGCAAAATCACGTTGGCAACCGATTGGGCCTTCGCCGAAGGGGAAAACGCATGACCGAAGTCGCAATCCACGCCTGGAACGCCCGCGCCTCTGGTCGGCATCGCTTCACGGAGCGCGCCGAGACGGTCGCCGCCAGCATCAGCGAACGCCTTGCGGCCGGCTGCCGCATCACCCTCGATATCGACCGGCCGCACGAGATCATGTCCGCGCGTGCCGAGGCTGGTGTGGTCTACCTCATGCTGGCTTGCGGCCGCGCGCTGCGCCTCGGCGGCTGCTACAGCCTGACCACGACGCGATCATGACACCAGACACCCGCCGCCTGATGAGCCAGGCACTCGCCAAAGCTCTTGCGTTCAAGCAATGCGGCAACGATCAGCAGGCCGATGCATGGGCCGGAACGCTTGTCACCATGCTGGCGGATGCCGGGATCACACCGAAGGAGCAATCGACCGATGCCAACCCCACGTCGCCTGTTCACGCTGGCCGAGACTGACACCATCCGCACTCTCCGCGGCGAAGGATGGTCGCTGGACAGGATTTGCGCGGCCATCGGCGGGTGTGCGCGGGACACGCTCGCGGCGCACATGCGCAAAGTCGGCATCCCGATGACCGCCCTTGGTGGCGTCGGCCCGAAGCCCCAGACCTTCGCGACGATCGACCGCGAACCGCTACCGGCAGGCCATCCAGTGTCCTGGGGAGCCATCTGCGTCGGGACGTGCATTGAGGGGCAGGAGTTCGGGGCGTGAAGTATGCCGTCGCGGCTGCAATTTACCTCTCACTCGTGTTCGCGTGGTGGTTCGCCGATTTCTTTCTGACAGGGCGGCGCACGACGTGGCGCGAGTCGTTCCCTGCCTATTTCATGGGCGGGTCTATGATGCTTCTGGCAATCTGGACCGTCACCGAATGACCCGCCATCCTTGTTATGGCCGCAGCAAAGCCGCCCGCATCGCCTTCGAACAAATCGCCGTCGGCAATGATCGCGGCCACCCTCTCAGGACGCTGGATGCGCTGATGGATGCCGGACTGATCACGCGGACGTGGCAGATCGTCGGCAAGGATGTGTTCGGCCCGATCCGCGTTCCGGTCTACCACGTGCCGATCGCCATCCACATGCAATGGTAGCGAGCAACCAGGAATCACGGAGAAATCACGATGACTGATAAATCCGAGATGTTCGTTACGGCGTCTCCATACAAAACCTTCACCCCACGCCCTCATTTTCGATGGGCGAAGTCGCTTGTGATGGATATCGAACTCGGAGCCTACCGACGTGAACTACAGCAAGTATGGCAAGAGGTTAGGACAGGCGAAATAGAGTGGCGACCGATTGAGATCGAAACCTAACATCAACCAAGGAACAACCGATGACCACCAAACAAATCACGATCCGGCCGCCGGAGCCATGGGAGGTCGCACGCGCCGATTACCGCAGGCAGCAAGCCCACCGGGAGGCAATCTGGATTTGTGCCATCGTGGCGGCGGCCTGCCTCGGGCTGATCGGGATGGCGTTCGGGCCGTGGTCTGCGGTGTGGATGGGCTGAACGCCGAAACGCCCCGGCTTTGACACCGGGGCGAATTGGTGACTTGATAGGGATGCCTGAGAGGTCTTGGCCGACCTCGAAAGGCGATGACCGGCGTGCGACGGTCAGCGACGAACATAGAGATTTGTGTTCCCGCCGACAACCCCGCCACGGAATGGTCATCGAAGTTTCTGGGCCGAGGGGTCGAATTGTGCGCATCATGGTTACGGGCGGTAGATATTACGGGATGCTTCGGGCTGCCAAGCCGAACAGTCTCGCGTGGGCCGAACGCGATTATCTGGTGGCCACGCTTGGCGGCATCCACAGCCGAACGCCAATAATGGAATTGACGCACGGCGAATGCCCTTATGGCGGCGCAGACCTTCTGGCGGATATGTGGGCCAGATCAGTAGGAGTTCCAGTCGATCCCACGCCCGTCAGTTTTCAGGACGGTCCATGGCCAGCCGCGGGGCCGAAACGCAACGGACGCGCGCTCAGAAAGCTACCGGATTACTTGGTCGCCTTCGATGGCAATGCCGGAACTGCGGATTGCGTCCGTCAGGCAAAGGCCATGGGGATCGAAGTCATGGATCTTCGCTCGTGATCGTGGGTGTTGAGGGGGCCGGGACGTGAGCCAATCGGATCCGCGAGACGCTGAGTATTGGAGACGCCAAGCAGCCGGCTACCGAATGCTGTTGGGTGAGGTTCCTGAGACAGAGATCGTTGAGGTCGAATTTCCCGATGACGGGCCAACATCGCCAATCAACATCGCGCTCGCCATCCAGGAATTGATCAACGCCGCCCGCGCATGGCGGGAGAAACAGCGACCGGAGCAATACAGGCGGTTTCTCGACGCGCTCGCCGCTCTGGATGCGGTTGAGGATATGCTGTGACCGCCCAGGCCCAACCGGCCTTCCTGGCCCGGCGCACGATCGCCGAACAACTGCACGCGGAACGCACCGAGGCAGTCTACGCGTGGTGCGTGTTCGATTGCCGTGGCCACGAGATACAGGCCTGCCAGTGGTGCCTGAGAATGGCGCCGAGGTCGTGAAATCCCCACGGCCGCCAAAGCCATCGCCTCTGACCATTGAACTGGTCGCGCGACAACTGATCATCCACATGGGATTGCCGGACGAAATAACCGCGCCATTGATGGCTCGCGCCGAATGGTGGTTGCGAAAATCCTACCGCCCATCGTTCAAATCAAGCGAAGTCGTTTGGTTCCGTGCCACCGCTGACCGGATTACCCGTAAGCCTCGCCACTTCAAACGAATCGAGGGAGGCAAGCCCATCGCCCGATAGGCGATCAGAGGACCTCTCCGGGTCGGTAATCATAGACGGCGGCCGGTTGGGGATAGACAAGGGTGAACCCGTGGGATTTCAGCACACACCCACATGAGCGGCGACGATCCCGGTAGGTCGGGATGGCACCAGGCTCGCTGAACCGGAGAGGCTGACACGATCGTCTACGCTTGCATGGGACGCGTGTCAGAGTTCGGGAAATGGTGTCCGGGTAGCGCGGGTCTCTCCCGTAGCCTCTGTCAGCCGGCGACCTCCGCCCCTGACCGTTCGTTTCAACCCCGTTTCGGCGGGTTTGGGACAACGCTGCCTGAGGTCAGGAGAACCTGACCGATGGTTAAGAAAGAATGCTTAGAAGATACAGTCTAAGACTTAGAAAAAGAAAGGAAGTAAGAAAGAAGATAGGTAGCACTTACAAAATTGGCCAAAATCGCGAACGAAACGAAATCGAGGGATCAAAATGTTCAATAAAAATCACGGCGGGGGTTTGCCTGACACCGACATTGATAACGTGCTCGTGGAATTACAGGGAAAGGAGAAGTTGCGGCGATCGAAAGCGCTGATAGACTTTCCGCCGGTCGGAGACGCGCCAGAACGTCAGCCCGGTGACAACATCATCATCGCGGGATGGCTTGCTGGGTTGTCCACGAACGCCATCGCTGTCCACGCTGGACGCACCAAGAACGCCGTCGTGGGTCGCTCGCACCGTTTGATGGCACTTGGATTGATTGAGCCGCGAGAAACGCCGATCTATCGCGATGACCCAAATCACCCGCCGCGCCAGCCAAAGCCGAAGCGAGTGAAGGGCGACGCGACCTTGCCACCACTTCTGAGTGCGGTTGCTGAAACTGAATTGGACGCCATGGGGGAACCCGCGATGCCGCCCTACACGCCTCCCGCCTTCCAGCGTCCGACAGAGATCAGACAGCCCGTGGACCACGCCAAGGCCGTCAGGGCAGCCGTCGCCGCGAAGTCCAGTGGTATCCCCTCTCCGTTCAGTGATCGGATCTACCGCGAGCCGAAGCCGGCCGAGACGCTCATGCCCTACCGCCGCACTCAGGCATGCTGCTGGCCGATCGGGGAGCCGGGCGCGCGTGACTTCCGGTATTGCGATGCGCCCCACAAGAATCGGACATACTGCGATGAGCATGAGGCGCTGGCGTTTGTGAAGGTGCGCCCCGCGTCCGAGCGCAATGACCTGAGATTGAACGTCGGCGGGGCGACTTTGGTTGGATTTCGGTTTCAGCAGTGACCGCCCGAATAAATTGGCGCATCCGAATATTTTTGCGCGCTGGATATTCGGGTTCCACTGTGCCATCAAAGCCACATGGTCACAAAACCGACAGGACGCCCGCGAGGTAGACCCAAGGGCGCGCCGAACAAAACCACAAAGAAGCGCATCCGACTTTCCCGCTGGCGGGGTGCCAGGAGCGGCTTCGCGACCCTGACCGAGGAACAAATCCTGGCGTTGGTGCCGCGAGAGGCATTCCGCCTTTTGCTACAGCACTATGTTCGCGTGCATGACCTGGACAAAATCCGCGAGGTCGCGAAGGACTGGGCGCCCTACGAGCATGCCAGAAAGACTGACCAGCAGCCCTTGACGCCAGAGGAGATACGGCAACTTGGCAACCTTGCGCGATCTGAGGCGAGCCGACGTGGCTACGATCTCAAGGATGCCCCCGGCCCTGCTGATGGAATTATGCCGAATTGACGAAGGACTTCCGGCAGAGCCGGCAGTCGAGGCCGATGCGCCGGAGCGCGACTGGCGCAGCCTGACCATCATCGAGGCGATGGACGATCCTGAGTTGTTCGGGGCACATTTCGAGGGCGACACCTGGGATACCTGGCGCGTGTTCCTCAAGGCGGTTTTCGCGTTGCCGATGACGGCGGACGAACAAATCACCTTCCATCGCCTGACCGGCCGCACCGCACGGCCCGGTGTCCCGTTTCGCGAGGCGGCCATGATCTGTGGGCGGCGCGGGGGCAAGAGCCGCATCCTGGCCATGATCGCGGTTTACCTCGCCTGCTTCATCGATCACACGCCATGGCTTGCCACCGGAGAGATTGCGACGGTCGCGCTGATCTCGGCCGATCGGAAACAGGCGCGCACGGTGATGCGCTACATCATGGGCCTGATCGAACAGACGCATTTCCTGGCGCCGTTGCTCAAAGGCAACACTCAGGAGATCGTGACCCTGACCAATCGCGTGGTCATCGAGGTCCATACCGCTTCGTTCCGGGTCACCCGCGGCTACACGCTCGTCGCGGTGCTGGCCGATGAGATTGCGTTCTGGCCCCCAGAGGATAGCGCCACGCCGGACACGGAAATCATCAGGGCCGTCCGGCCGGGTATGTCATCGATCCCGCACAGCATGCTCCTGATGGCATCCAGTCCCTACGCCAAACGCGGCGTGCTTTGGGACAGCTACCGCCAGCACTACGGCCACAACGATGCTCCCGTGCTGGTCTGGAAGGCCTCGACGGAGGAGATGAACCCCCGGATCGACAAGACGATCATCGAGGAGGCACGCGAGACAGATGCCGAAAGCGCCTCGGCTGAGTATGACGCCAATTTCCGTGACGACGTGGCGGTGTTCGTGCCGCGCGAGGTCATCGATGCGTGCGTGCAAGAGGGGCTTTTCGAGATTGAGCCTCGACGGTTCGGCGTCAATTACTTCGCCTTTGTCGATCCGTCAGGCGGTAGTAGCGACAGTATGACGCTGGCCATCGCGCATCTGGAAAAGGATGTGCCGACGGTCGATTGCATCCGCGAAGTCCGGTCACCTTTCAGTCCTGAGGCAGTTGTGGCCGAGTTCGCGGTGACCATGAAGCAATATCGCATCTTCCGGGTCACCGGAGACCGCTACGCCGGCGAGTGGCCGCGCGAGCGCTTCTCGGTTCACGGTATCGCCTATGACCTGGCCGACATGACCAAAAGCCAGATTTATCAGGCATTCCTCCCGCAACTCATGTCGGGAAAGTGCCAATTGCTGGACAACACGCGACTGGTTATGCAACTGGCCAGCCTACAGCGGCGCACGGCGCGCGGAGGTCGGGACAGCATCGATCATCCGCCCGGAGCGCATGACGACGTGGCTAACAGCGTGGCGGGCGTTCTGACCTTGATTGGTGGAAGTGCCGTGCCTCTGGTAGTGTCTGACGACTTCCTGGCTGCATTGGGGCAACGATGATGACGATTATTCCGGAATTCAGGCAGTCGATCGAGATAGAGCGAGCGGCAATCGAGAGCGCTAATCGAAGTCAAGAGCGCCGGGTGGAACAATTCAATCGTGTAGCAAAAGAAAGAGGCGAGACACTGATTGTTACGCTTCGAAATAGAATTGATCAGGCTTTGGAGGTGATCCATCGTTATACGGGATGTGACGGCGAGCATCACAAACATTGGGTCATTGACCAAGCTGTCCGCGCGCTCACCGGATCGGACTATGAGGCTTGGGTGATTATGCACAAAGATGGCGAGGATGGTCCTGAAACTTATGGTTGGGATGAGGGTGTTCCTCCATGAAAATCTTCGGGCGACGCAGACAGGTGGTTACGCGGGTTGAGCCGGCGATGGCGGCGGCAATCGCATCACCTCCCCTGACCTCTCGGCCTCTCGATGTCAGCAACGCGATGCTGGACGAACTTGGCCGCGGTCGTGCGAGGCCATCATCCCCGTTCAAGGGCATCCCCAAGCCGCCGCCAGGCGTGCGTCCAGAGAAAGAACCTCTACCGACCGGCATGGCCATGGACGATGCGCTTGGCGGCAACGCGGGAGGCGCCTGGGGCCAGTGGGCAACTACGCAGGGTATGTGGGGCGAAGGACTGTCGTTTCTCGGATACCCATACCTCGCCGAGCTCGCGCAACGGCCCGAATACCGCAACATCGTTGAAACCGTCGCCGAGGAAATGACCCGGAAGTGGATCGAACTCGAAAGCGCCGGTGATGAGGACAAATCCGAACCGATCAAAACCATCGAAGACGCCATGAAGCGCCTCGGGATGCGCGAGGCATTCCAGCGTGCGGCCGAACTGGACGGTTATTTCGGAATGGGCATGGTCTATCTCGATATGCTGATGCCAGATGGAAAGACGCCGGTGCTGGACGTGGCCGAAGAATTGCGGCTGCCCTTAATCCTCGATGAAAGCAAGATCACACGGGACAGCCTACGCGGCCTCGTGCCGATCGATCCGACCTGGGCATCACCGCTCAACTACAACTCGACAGATCCATTAAAGGACGACTTTTTCAAGCCGAATACCTGGTATGTCATGGGCAAGGCGGTGCATACGAGCCGCCTGCTGATCTTCCGCTCTCGTGAGGTGCCGGACATCCTCAAGGCGTCCTACAACTTCGGCGGTCTGTCCCTGTCGCAGATGAGCAAGCCCTACGTGGACAATTGGCTTCGCACGCGCCAGTCCGTAAGTGATCTGCTGCACAGCTTCACGACGTGGGTCCTCAAAACGAACATGCAAGGATATTTGCAGGACGTTGGGGCCTTCGTGAAGCGCATGGCAGCCTTCGTGCTCGGTAGGGACAATCGCGGACTGTTGCTGGTCGATAAGGATACCGAGGAACTCGACAACCTCTCAGTGCCGCTCGGAAGTCTCGACAAGCTACAGGCGCAGGCACAAGAACAAATGGCGTTCCCCGCGAAGGAGCCGATTCTGAAATTCGTGGGTTATACGCCAACCGGCCTCGGCGAGACAGGCGAGGTCATCATCCGCACATGGTATGACCACGTTCACGCGCAGCAAGAGAAGATGATGGGGCACAACGTCACCGACTGCCTCAAGGTGATCCAGCTATCCGAGCTCGGCACAATCGATCCTGAAATCACCTTCCGGTTCGTGGACCTATGGGAATTGGATGAGGCCGGGCGCGCGGCGGTGCAGAAGATCAAGGCCGATACGGCGGCGGTCCTGGCCGATATGAGCGCAATCGACAACGATGAGGTCAGGCAGGCGTTCGCGGATGATCCCGAGAGCATGTTCCACGGGCTGCAAGGGGCGGCACCGGAGCCTCCCGAGGTGGACCTGATCGATGAAAACAGCGCGGACGCGGCAGGCGGGATCGCCGGATCAGGCGCGCGTGGGAGGACGACGGGAGCGAATAGCGGCGTTTAGGTTACGACCCGCAAACAAGGCGTCCGCACACCGGCTAGCACGCGCCGCGTTGCCATGGCGTCCGCCAATCGCCATCCCCGACCGGCCCGCCGCAGCACGACGCGACGATCAGCCAGGCGGGCGATGCGATAGACGGTGCCGTTGAGTTTGATGGACATGGGATGCTCCTATTTGTGAGCCAAGAGCGATACGAGAAATCCCGTTTCAGTCTGGTTTCGGATCAGCCCATGGCCCGGACTTTGGCATCCCGGTTGAAATATCCACTCCTGCTACATCGAAGAAATGTTGCATGTTCTGGTGTTTTTGGTGCAGTTCCAGCAACCTCCATACCGGCTCCGGCACTGGGCTACCCTCCATCCATTTATATGCCGTGCGGACGGTCACTCCGACCAGTCGCGCGAGTTCGGCGGTGGACAGACCGAGGCGATCACGGGTGGCCCGAATGTCGCGAGACGTGGTGACTGATACGATTTCGTATCCGTCCAGACCGCTGCCTGTGATGGTGTCGCCGACTTTGAGGGGGCGGGTCATACCGCCAACATTCCTGTTTCGTTTGGTTCGGTGATTGCTCCACCGCACGCACCACACACGCCACCGACCGGCCCACGGCGACCGATCGTCCATTTGCCGCGGACCTGAGCCGCGACACCCCTACACGAACATGCCGGCAAGCGAATGTAATCCTCGCCTCCATTGGGGAGTTTTCGTGGCCTGAGATAAACTCGCGGATGGTGCGGGGGAAGAAACTGATCAATCATGCGCTGGCTCATTCGATATCCTCCATTAGTGAAAATATGGCATAAGTGAAAATATGGCACAACGGAAACTGACCGCCCCCACGAAAAAGCCCATCCGCCTCGCACCCGTCCGGCCGAACGCGGGCCTGACAATCCGATTTCAGGCGCAGATCGACGCCATGATCGACGCCATGAACCGGGATACGCTCCGGGTCATTCGCCGGACGTGGAAGGCGCGGCCGCCCGAGATGGCCACCGATATCAGCCCGGCCGCGGCGTTGCGGAACGCGATGAGCAAGCTCGCGACCAAGTGGACGCGCCGGTTCGCGGACTTCGCCGAGACGATCGGCGGCACGTTCGGGCGCAAGGCGGCGGCGATGACAGACCGGGCGATGGCGGCCGCGCTGAAAAAGGCAGGCTTCATGGTCAAATTCAGCCTCACGCGCGAGATCAACGATATCGTGCAAGCCAACGTCGCGGACAACGTGACGCTGATCAAATCCATTCCGGCTGAGTATCTCACGGACGTTCAAGGCAGCGTCATGCGGTCAGTCCAGACCGGGCGGGACCTCGGCACACTCACGGCGGAACTGGATCGGGACTACGGCATCAGTCGGCGGCGGGCTGCGTTGATCGCCAAAACACAAAATCAGATGGCTACAGCGACCATTACACGCGCTAGGCAACTAGAATTAAATATTACCCAAGCGATATGGAGACACTCCGCGGCGGGGCGCGTGCCGCGTCCTACGCATGTTGCCAATAACGGAAAGTTGTATAATATTGCTGAAGGTTGGCTAGACCCTGCTGTGAACAAACGGATATGGCCAGGAATGGAAATCAACTGTAGGTGTATATCAATTCCTGTAATTACTGGGATCAGTTAAATGACAAGTGACAGAAGTTATCTCACGGGTATTTATTTAATAACTTCGCCGAGCGGAAATCAATACGTTGGTAGCGCAGTCAACATGGATCGGCGTCGCCGGGAGCATTTCCGAGATTTGAAGCGAGGTGAACATTGCAATCGCGCTCTTCAAAATGCTTGGATAAAGTATGGCGATCGACTAACCTTCTCGACCTTACTCATCTGCGCACGATACGATTTGATATTTTACGAACAACGCGCGATGGATGCATTACGACCAGAATACAATGACGCCCCTGTGGCTGGTAGCGCGCTCGGTTCCAGGCGATCAGATGCCCATCGGAAGAAGACCTCCAAATCCCTCATGGGTCATCCCGTGAGTGTTGAAACTAGGGCCAAGATACGGGCGGCGTTGATTGGTAGAAAGTTACTGCCTGCCACAGTGGCGAAATTGACAGCGGCCATCCGACGTCGGCCAAAGCGCGCACCCTACACCCTGACTGCGGAGCATCGAGCAAATATTGGCATCGCTAATCGTGGCAAAAAGCGCTCTCTCGAAAGCTGCGCCAGATATTCGTCTGCGAGGAAGGCGTGGTGGGCGATGCGCCGAAAGGTCGCGGACGGACCGATTATTCCCGGTTTATGACGTTCCGCTTGCCAATCGCCTAAAAAACAGTCATACGCCGAAATATCAGTCTCCGGGGAAGCGATGACGCTCGCCTTCGACCGCTCGCAACGAACGAAAGATCAAGACGGCCGGCTTCACGTCGCGTGGACGCCAATATCGAAGGCAATGGTATGCCCTTATTGGGGCCGCGAGATACCGGACTTCGAAGCCCTCGGACTGGAACCCGATCGCGTTTACCACCTCTGGCGGCATCCCGAGGAACTGGCCAAGGCAGCGGGCACGTTCAACAATATCCAGTTGATGAGCGAGCACATCGCCGTCTCGGCGGATAGTCCGAACGAGAAACAAGTCGCCGGCAGCACCGGAACGGACTGCGAATTCCGTCCGCCCTACCTCGGCAATTCCATGGTCATCTGGCGGGCCGAGGACATCGCGGCGATCGAAAGCAACGCCCGTAGGCAGTTGAGCGCCGGCTACTATTACCGAGCCGACATGACGCCCGGAGAATATGAGGGCTTGCGTTACGACGGGATTATGCGCGACATCCGAGGTAATCACGTTGCCTTGGTAGAGGCCGGGCGCGCCGGTCCCGACGTTTTGGTCACTGACACAAGGGAAACCACAATGCCCGCAGTTCCGCTTTCGTCACGTAAGGCGCTCCTGGCCAGCGGTGCGATCCGCTCGCTTCTCCGGCCCAATCTGATGCCGGGCACGACCCTGGCTCTCGACGGCGCGCTTGGTGGCGTCAACCGGCTGAACTGGAAAACCGAAAAGCCCAAGGTGCTGGCGGCGGTGGTCGAATACATCGGGCCGAAGCTCGCGAAGGACGCGAAGATCGACCAAATCAAGGCTGATCTGCAACTCGCTCTGGACCGCATGGACGATGAGGACGACGGCGAGGCCGAGGACGATATGATCCAGTCCGAGGACGAGGATCTGACCGAGGCTGAGAAAGAGGCGAAGGCCAAGGCCGAACAGGCGGCCAAAGACAAGAAGGCCAGGGACGCGAAGCGGGCTAAGGATAAGGCGGCGAAGGACACCAAAGCCGCGAAGGATGCCGAAGAGGACGATGACGACAAGGACGATGATGACGACAAGGCGAAGGACACCGTGATGGACCAAAAGGCCATGGACGCGGCAATCGAGAGCGCCGAGACGCGCATCGTCAAGCGGATGAACGACGCCATCGAGGCCCGTGAGATCGTTCGCCCGCTCGTCGGCCAGGTCGCGCTCGCCCTCGACAGCGCCGAGGCGATCTTCAAGTTCGCGCTCGACGCGCACAAGGTTCCGACCAAGGACGTTCATCCCTCGGCCTTCAAGGCGATGGTTGGGATGATCCCGAAGCCTGGCCAGCAACGGCAGATGGCCACCGATGCGGCGCCGTCCGCGGCGTTGCAAACCCGTTTCCCGCAAGTGGCGCGTTTCGGCCAGTAAGAAGGACACCGCAGGATGACAGGCTTCCAGACGGCGACGCGCAACCTCCAGGCTCCGGCGTTGGCGGGCGACTTCGCCTCGATGAACCCCTATGCGTCGCAGCTTTCGACGCAGATTTACAATTCGACTGGCTTCCGCGCTGGCGCGTCTGGCCTGGTCATCGGCCTGTTCTGTTGGCTTGATCCGTCCACTTGGACGTTCGCCAACAACTCGGGATCGGGCAAGCCGCAGGGCTTCGTGGGACGCGGCGGCATGTCTGCGCTGATCACCACTTACCTATCCGAGGCCGGCGTGACGATCCCAGCCGGGTTCGGCGTAGGCAATATCTATGACGGCGGCGACTTCTGTGTTCGCAATGGCGGGACCACCGAGGCCACGCCGGGCATGAAAGCCTACGCCAACAACACGACGGGCGTTGCCACCTTCGCGGCGACAGGCGCGCCGACGAACTCATCTTCGTCCACCAGCTCCAGCATCGCGGCCGGGACCGGCAGTTCCGCACTCAGCACGATCGTTGATAATGTGCTGACCACGGGCGCCTCTGTCACGGGCACGCTCCCTGTCGGCGCGATCCTGTCTGGCACAGGCGTCGCCGCCGGCACGCAGATCGTCGCTCAGTTGTCCGGCACGGCGGAAGGCGTCGGCACATATCAGGTCACGCCGCGCGATCAGACCGTCGCCGCGACCACGATCAGCGCCATGTTCGGTATCTTCACCGCGGGCACTGTCACCGGCACGATCGCGGTTGGCCAGACAGTCAGCGGATCGGGAGGCGGCGGTGTCGCGGCGGGAACGGTGGTTACCGCGCTCCGCACCGGCACGGGTGGGACAGGCACCTACATCGTCAATCTGACGCAGACGGTGACCTCCAGCACGATCACCACGGCATCCAATACGGAAACGGATTGGGAATGCCGATCGTTCGGGCAACCCGGCGATGTCGTTAAAATCCACAAGGCGGCGTAAGGGGAACCACGAACATGCTGGCACGCAACCCGGAACTGGATGTCCTCGCGCAGCGCGCCGGCATCGTGTTCGACCACGCCATCGACTTCGCCGATCGGATGCCCGGCATCGGTCACAACTCTGGCGCCAAACCGACCTTGGACGAGAAGTTCGGGCCGATCGACCAGGCCAAGGTGCGGCTGGCACTCGACGCGATCATGGGGATGGACGCGCCGAACTATAACCAGCCCTCCCCGATTACGTCGCCGAACGCCGGCATCCCCGCGTTTCTGACCACGCTGGTTGATCCCAAACTCATCGAGGTGTTGCTTACGCCTCTGATGTCCGAGGAGATTTACGGCGTCAAGAAAGAGGGCGACTGGACGACGCAGACCGTCATGTTCGCGCTGATCGAACTGACCGGCGAGACGGCTTCATACGGCGACTACAACGAAAACGGCATGTCGAATGCCAACGTCAACTGGCCGCAGCGCCAGAGTTTCTTGTGGCAGACCTTCACTCGGTGGGGTGATCTGGAACTCGACCGGATGGCGCTGGCGCGTGTTGATTGGGCCGCCCGCCTCAATATCAGTTCGGCGAACACGCTTACTCGTTTCGCCAATCTGGTGAATTTCTTCGGCGTGTCGGGGTTGCAGCTTTACGGCGGCCTCAATGACCCGTCGCTCTCAGCGGCACTCACGCCAGCGACCAAGGCGGCGGGCGGCACATCATGGGCCAACGCGCTGCCCACGGAAATTCTCGCGGATGTCCAGGCGATGTTCGCCCAACTGCAAACGCAGTCGCCGGGCAACACCACGCGCGCCACGCGCATGACGCTCGGGATCGATCCGACCTCGGACGTTTACATGGCCAACACCAACGCGTTCGGCCTCACTGCCCAAGAGATGGTCAAGAAGGCGTTCCCCGGCATCACGATCAAGACGGCACCGGAATATCTCTCCGGAACCACCTACTCGGCGCAGTTGATCGTTGACGAGTGGTTCGACGGGCAGCGCACATGCGAGACGGCGTTTACCGAGAAGATGCGGGCGCACCGCATAATCCCCTCGCATTCGTCATTTTCGCAGAAGAAAACGAGTGGAGGATGGGGCACAATCATCTATCGCCCGATCGGCATCGCCTCGATGTCGGGGATCTGATCCATGGCGAGTTCGCCCGTCCTGACAGCCGCCACGCGATCCGTCGGCGAGATGGTGCTGATCGCGTGCAAGCACCCGAATGGCCTGATCCTGAATCTTGACCGTTACGTCGCCAAGGGCACACAAGGCCAGGTCGATCGCGTCAACGGCAAGGCGACGGTCACGCTCAAGGGATGGGCGCACAAGATCGGCATCGATCCAGATCCGACCGAGGGCGGATATCGCCTCACGCCAGTTCCGCGCGACTTCTGGGATGCGTGGTTCAAGCTCAACGCCGAGAGCTCGTTCATCGCGGACAAGATCATCTTGCCGCCGGCGAGCGACGCACAGGGGCAGGCGATCGAACACCGGAGCGTTCCGAAGATGTTCCGGCCCGCGCATCCCGATGACAAATCGCCTGATCGGGCATCGCCGGGCGTCGAGGTCGGCGAGCGACAGGACAAGGTTGCCTGATGACCGATGGCGTTGTCACATTCGATTATGCGGCGTGGGCACTCCTGTTCCCCACGCTCGCCACGTCGATCGATGAGGACACGGCCACGGCCTATTTCGGTATTGCCGAACTGTATCTGCAAAATCAGCCATGGTCCCAGGTCTGCGATCTGACCAAGCGGGCGCTGATCCTCAATCTACTGACCGCGCACATCGCGGTTCTGTTCGGATCGATCAACGGCCAGCCGCCACAGCCTCTCGTGGGCCGGATCAGCCAGGCAACCGAGGGTAGCGTCTCGGTATCGGTGGACTTCCCCGAAAACCCGAACGCGGCATGGTTCAATCAGACGCCCTACGGCGCGGCGGCATGGGTCGCGATGGCGCCGTGGCGGACGGCGTTCTACGTGGCCGCACCGCAAATCCCCCTCTCCGCTCAGTCGTGGCCGGGAGCCGGCGCGGGACCATTCGGGCCGTTTGGCGGGATGCCGTTCAACGGAGGCTTCCCATGGCCACGATGACCGGTGGGGAGAAACTGCAAGCCTATCTGCAACAGATCGCCGGGAAACTCGCCAGCGCCGGGACCAATCCGAACGTGCGCGTGGGTTTCCTCGAAGGCGCGACCTATCCCGATGGCACTCCGGTCCCGCTGATCGCGGCACAAAACGAGTTCGGTGCGACCATTCAACGTCCGGCCGGAACTGTGACCGTCTACCGGAAGACGAACAAGGCCGGAACGCATTTCCTCCGCAATGGGCGCTTCGTGAAACGCTCCGAGGCTAATTTCTTCAGCACGCACGCGACGGCCGCGCACGCGGTAACGATCCCTCCCCGGCCGTTCTTTCGCCGCATGATCAAGGCCAAGGGACCGACGTGGGGGCCGGATATCGGAAAGCTTCTGCCAGCCTATAACTACGATGTGGCCAAGGTTCTCACGGCCATGGGCACGCTGATCCGAGGCCAGTTGCAGGACAGCATCCTTAATTTCACGACGCCACGGAACGCGCCCGCCACCGTCGCACGCAAGGGTTTCGATCGTCCGCTGATCGATACGAGCCACATGCTCAATTCGGCGGACTTCGAAGTCTCAACCTAAAGGGAACCGTCATGTCCACTGGCGATACGATCCTCACTGATGTTGGACTTGGGCCGGTTCCGGCATCCGAGGTCATGATCACTCCGGCCGGTGCGACTGGTGCATCGCAACTCGGCACTGCGTTGGCCAATGCGACCTCGGGAGCGACCGGAGCTACAGGTGCCACGGGAGCTACGGGTTCAACTGGACCGACCGGTGCCACCGGAGGAACTGGCGCAGCCGGTGCCACCGGCAACACCGGGGCAACCGGAGCCACCGGGGCGACGTTCACAGCCGGCCAATTCGCCGCGACTGACCTGTCCGGCCTTCCATCCTCTGACCCTGGCGGCGGCCTCCCTTGGCTCAAGGCCGGTGACTTGCACGTCGGCGCATGAACCTCCACGCCATCGCATCGCCGGCCATTGGCGTCGTCAACCCGCCCGTCTTCTGCACGGTTCGGACCTCGACAGGCTATACGGTCGCGGGTGATGGCACTCAGGTTCCGACCTACTCGACGGCAAGCGACGTGCCTGTCCAGGTGCAAGCCCTCGCCTATACCGACCTGATGAAACTCGGGGCGATGAACATCCAGGGCACGCGCCGCAAGGGTTATTTTTACGGCAACGTGGAGGGCCTTGACCGTGCGGCGATCAAGGGCGGCGATCTGGTGACGATGCCAAGTCTGCCGACGTTCCCCGGTCCCACGGTTTGGCTTGTGGCACAGGTGCTTGAGCACTTCGAGGGATGGACTTCAGTCGCTCTCACGTTGCAGGACGGATCGTGAGCGGATCGATCACCCTCACTCAGACCGCGATTTTCACGGCACTCGTGGCCGTGCTTGGGACGTTCGGCCTCACGCCCGCCAGCGGCAGCGCGGTTCCGATCATCCGCGGTCAGGTCAATCGCGTGCCCGAGCCGGCCGGGAAAGACTTCGTGATCCTCTGGCCGATCGCGCGTGACCGGATCGCGATGAACATCGATACGACGCTGGACGTGGAGTGCGTCGGATCGATCACTTCCAACGTCCTCAATGTCACGTCGATCATCACCGGGCCACTGGCGGTGGTGCAGATCATCTACGGCATCGGCGTGGCCGTGAACTGTCGGATCGTCGCGCAACTCACGGGATCGCCGGGCGGCATCGGAACCTACTCGACCACGACGACGGCCAATGTCGTCTCGAAACATCTCTACTGCGGCACGATTTCGAATATGCAAGAGACGGAAATCACCATCCAGGCCGACGTGCACGGGCCGGCGAGCGCGGACAACGCGCAGCGGCTTTCGACCCTGTTCCGAGATCAGTTCGCCGTCGATGCATTCCAAACGCAGGGATTGCCGATCACGCCGCTCTACACGTCCGAACCGCGGCAAATCCCGTTCGAAAACGGCGAGCAACAGACCGAAGAACGATGGGTTGTCGATCTCTGTATGCAGGCGGACGTCGCCATTGTGACCACGATGCAGTTCGCCGATAAGTTGGACATCACGACGACGCCCGTCGAAACTCTGCCGATCATTTAGGAGCCGATCATGTCCGCGACAATCAGCAGCATCCCGGCATCCTACTACGTCAACGTCGTCCCTGGCGTGATCGACGCTGGCGCGGCCGGACTGTCTCTGACCGAACTGATGCTGACCACCAGCACGCGGCCGCCGATTGGCGCGGTGCTCTCATTCCCGAACCTCGCGGCGGTCAAGTCGTATTTCGGCAACACGAGTGATGAGGCCGTGGAGGCAACGGTCTATTTCGGCGGCTACAATCTGGCGACGATCCAGCCGGGCATGTTGATGTTTGCCCAATATCCGCTGGACGACGTTGGGGCCTATCTCCGGGGCGGCGACGTTTCGACGCTGACCCTCACGCAGCTCCAGGCGCTTTCCGGAACGATCATCGTGACGATCGACGGCACGCCGCACACATCGGCGACGATCGACCTCTCGACGGCAACGAGTTTCACGAACGCCTCGCAGTTGATCGCTGACGGACTGGTGGGGCTGGTGGGGCCGACGCAGGCCACGTTCACGGCATCGGTTGGCGCGACCGCCACCGGCACCGGGACAGGCACCAGTCTCGTGCTTAGTCCCGTGGTTGGCGTCATCCATCCAGGCACGGCGCTCAAGGCCACCATCACGGGAACGGGCATCCCGGCGAACACCTACATCGTCTCACAATCCACCGGTTCGGCGGGCGGCGCTGGCACCTACATCACCAATCAGGCCACGACGGCATCGAGCGCGGCGATCACGGTGACGAGCAACGTGCTCGACGTGACGGCGGTCGCAACCGGCGCGTTGGCGGTCGGACAGGAAGTCGTCGGCACGGGGATCAGCGACAATTTCATCGCGGCACAACTGACCGGGACCGCCGGCGCGGCTGGCACTTACACGATCACCACGGGCGATCAGCAGGCGTCCGAGAGTATGTCTGGCGTCATGCCCATCGTCACATATGATAGCCAGTCAGGCGGCTTTGTGATCGTGTCCTCAACCACGGGGGCATCGTCCACCATCGGATTCGCATCGGGCACGCTAGCCGCTGGCGTTCTCCTGACCTCGGCCACTGGCGCGGTCACATCGCAGGGCGCGGATGCGGCGGTTCCTGGCGATTTCATGGACGATATCGTCGCTCAGACCGTCAACTTCGCGACGTTCCAGACGATCTTCGATCCCGACGAAGGTTCAGGCAACACGCAAAAGTTGCTCTTTTCGGCATGGGTCAATTCGACCGATGACCAATACGTCTACCTCTGCACTGATACCGACATCACGTCGACGGAAAGCGACGATGCCGCATCGAGCATGGGGCAAATCCTCAAGGGCCTGGACAGCTCGGGCACGGTGCTGATTTACGAACCGGTGGACGGCAACAATCATCTGGCGGCGTTCGCGGGAGGCTATGCGGCATCCGTCAACTTCAACGCCACCAACGGACGCGCGACGGCGGATTACAAGAGCCAATCCGGCCTTTCGCCAAGCGTTACGAGCGTCCTGGCCAAGTCGAACCTCATCGCCAATGGCTACAACTCCTACGATGGCGTGGCGAACCGCGGCGCGTCCTGGCAGTTTTTCGACAACGGATCGATCACCGGTCCATTCACCTGGTTCGATACGTATATCAACCAAATCTGGCTCAACAATCAGTGCCAGAACGCGTTGATGCAGTTGCTCACGACGCTCGGCCGGATCCCATACAATCCGGCCGGATACGGCATGATCCGGCAGACCCTCACAGGCGGCGCGGATGGTTCGAAGGTGACGTTACCGCCCGCCTCTCCTGTCGCCGCTGGTCTCAACAATGGCGTCATCACGCCGAACGTGCCGCTGTCCTCGGTGCAAGCGATTGAGGTCAACACGCTGGCCGGGTTCAAGATCGATGATATCCTGTCCTCGCAGGGCTACTACCTGATCATCCAGCCCGCGACGGCGCAGGTCCGGCAGGCGCGCAATTCGCCGACGATCATCCTGTTATATTGCGACGGCGGATCGATCCAAAGGATAAACCTATCCTCTTTCGTGGTCCTTTGATGCAGTCACAATCTGAAAGAAACCGGGCTTATTATGCTGCCAACCGAGAGGCGATGAAGGCTCGCGGTCGCGCGTATCGAGCGGCCAATCCAGAGAAACATAAGGCAGCTACTACGGCATGGCGAGCCGCCAACAAGGAGCGGTTCGCCGAGGTAAAGCGTCAATACCGGGCAGACAATCCGGAGAAAGTGCGCGAGGCTCGCCGCCTTGCGTATTTGACAAAAGGAGAGGCGGAACGATCTGCGGCGCGCGCGTGGAAGCGACAGAACGCCGCCAAAGTGATTGCTGATATGGCCAAGCGAACTGCGCTTAAAAAGAAAGCCGTGCCAGTCTGGGCCAACATGACCGTGATCAAGGATGTTTATCGGCAGGCCAGAGAATTGACGATCGCTACCGGCATCAAACATCACGTCGATCACATCGTGCCGCTGAAGTCAGATATCGTTTGTGGCCTTCATTGCGAGGCCAATTTACAAATCCTCACGGCGTTCGACAACCAATCCAAAAAGAACAGATGGTGGCCTGACATGCCCGCGCAAACAGGAGTGCCCACATGAGCATCAGTTCCCCGAACGCGGTCATCACGCTTACGATCCCGCTCGTGCTTCCCGTCCCCGTGCAGCTCCAGGGCTTCGCGGCGGATGACGTGTTCGATACGGACGAAGTGGAGTTGGCCACGACGCTGATGGGCGTGGACGGCATCCTGTCCGGTGGCTTCGTCAACTCGATGATCCCATGGAACATTACGTTGCAGGCGGACAGCCCCTCGATGGCGACGTTCGAAACGTGGGATGCGGCGCAGCAGGCGGTTCAGGACGTGTTTCCCGCACAGGCCAACGTGACCCTCACGACGCTCGGCCGCTCGTATCAGATGATCACGGGGTTCCTGGTGCGCGGGAAGCGGATGCCGGACGCCAAGAAAACCCTGATGCCGCGGAAGTGGCGGATCGACTGGCAGCGTGTTGTTCCGATCCCCGTTGGCCTGGCCGGGTAATGCTCCGGACCTCGACCATCGTCATCAATCAGTCGATCGCCGGCAACCCAAGCCGGGACAATGGCGGCATCTTCACGCTCAAGGAAATGCCAGCGGAACAGGCGTCCGATTGGTTCTTGCGGGCGATGCAATTCCTGGTGCGATCGGGCATGGACGTGCCGCCGCACATTTTCGAGGCGGGGCCAGCCGGGTTCTTCGCCATCGGCATCGGAACCGCGTTAGCGGGGTTGGCCAAGTCGCCATTCCACGAGGTCAAGCCGCTTCTGGACGAATTGAAGGCGTGCGTCGAAACCTACCTTCCGCCCGGTGGCACACAGGAATTGCGACAGTGGGCCGTGATCAGTTCGCAAATCCAGGAAGCGACCACGATCTTCCGCCTTTATGAGGAGGTGGTTTCCCTCATGCTGGGTTTTTCGCTGGCCGCCGAGTTCTCGATCTGGAAGGAGCGGATAGCGACGATGATGGCCGAGTTTATGCGGAATACCGAAACATCGACGGGCGACTTGCCGTTGTCATCGGAAGCCGGCTTGCCTCACTGATCGAACTGCAAACAGTCTACGGGCTGCGCGACCTGTATGGCATGCTGGAGGTTCTTGCGGTGGACCGACACAATGAGCGCGTGGCCATGAAACGGGAGGACTGAGGCAGTGCCGACCGTGATCGATTCTCTTGTCGTCAGCCTCGGCCTCGACGCATCGCAGTTTACCGCTGGCCAGAAAACCGCGATCGAGAGCCTACGTCAGACTGAAGGTGCAGCCGCGCGCACGGCCAAGTCCTTGCAGTCCGATGGCGCGAAGGCGGCAGAGTTCTTCTCATCGATCAAAACGCAGGCGTTAAGTCTGTTCGCTGTCCTGATGGGCGGCAAGGGCGTTGTCTCAGTCGTTGGCGACATGACGCGCGGCCTCGCGGAGTTCGGTCGCACCGTAGGCATGATCGGTTCCGATCCGCAGATGATCCAGGCCTTCGAGGCTGCCATCGCGCGCATGGGCGGCACGATCGGCAATGCCCACACGTCGCTGCTTGGCCTGGCCAAGGCACGGCAAGAATGGATCACGATGGGCCAGGGCGCCTCGAGCGCTGCCTTCATGGGCATGGTGGGGGCGGCGCCGACTGACGACCCCATAACGATCATGGGCAAGTTCTCGGCCTACATAAAAGCCAACATCGGGCGGCCCGGCGCGGAGTCGGACATCCGCCAAAAGGGCGAAGGCATCGGGATCGACTTCAACACGATCACGGCCATGATCCAGATGGCCAGGACTTCGAACTTCAACGCCGAGATGCAACGATCCTTCGAACTCAACGCGGTTGCGTCAAAACAACAGATCGAGGCGGCGACGCGATTCCAGACTGCCACCACGGCATTTCAACAGGCGATCGAAGGGTTCGTGCGAGCGCTGATCCCGTGGGAGGCGATGGCTAAGGCGATCGAGGAACTGACCGATCGCATCATCCATCCCGAGAAAAACCAGGCCGAGGTTGATCGTCTCAAGGCCGAACTGACAAGGCGAGGTCATCCGTTCGGGGATCGGAAAGAAGAGATCATCCCCGGCGCGCGGGAGTGGATCGACAGGCAATGGCAAAGGTGGTTCGGGGGCGGCGAGAAGAAACCGCTACCGGGACCGCGCGCCAGTGCCGAACCTGCAGCACCCTATCAGGCTGGCGACATTCTCAACCGCATGGGCATTTCGCAGGGCCAATACGACACGACCAAAAACGCCATCGCGCAAATTGAGCGAGCCAGTTACGGCCAGATGGGCGGCTCAAGTGGACGCTTCGCCGGTCGATACCAGATGGGTGCCGCGGAGATACGCGAGACGGCGCAACGCCTCGGAGAACCCGCCCCCACACAGGCGCAATTCCTCGCCGATCCCGCCATGCAAGAGCGTTTCATGGAGGCATACACGGCGGGGCACCATGAACAACTGATGGCGCAGAGTGCCCGCTACCGCGCCATGTCGCCGAATGAACGTCTCGCGGTTCTGGGGTATGCCCACAATCAAGGCGTTGGCGGCGCGTCGCGCTGGCTGGAAACGGGCGTCGCCGGAAGGGATGCGTTCAACACAAGCGGCACTGCATATTCCGATGCGATCCGGTCACGTCTGAACAGTCCCGGCATGGCCAGTCGGGCCTACGATAGCGTCGTGGACAAAGCCAGAGAGGCGCGTCGTGCGCTGCTGCGAGCACAGGGACTTGATCCCGACGCCCCCGGCGCCGGCTACAAAACCCTCTCCCGCGATCAACTGGAACTGCCGCCCGGTGCCGTCACGCCTGGACAGGTGCGTCCGCTCAACCCGAACGCAGGCCCGCGCGTGTCAAACGACAATTCGACCGCCGTGCAAATCGACAGCCTCAACGTGCATACGCAGGCGACAGACGCGAAGGGCATCTCTCGGGACATCAACCGCACGCTGTCCGATGAAATCGCCGCGCAGTCAGCCC